ACTGGATGAACTCGATTTCTCGGTCGTCGTGCCACACATTGACGCGCACCCTGAAATGAAACATGTGACGATGAGGATTAGCCAAAAACGATACATCATCTGCTCCTCCGGTTTTTAATTTAGGATCAGTAGCCGCTGCAGGATAGCAGTGAATACCTTCCTTTTGAAACGTTACTTCAATCCATCTTGTTATCATGCAAATAATCCTCCAAGGGTAACTGGTTCAACATATTCCTGCACAGGTTCTGACGCAACATATGGACCAACATTACGTAGCCAATGATCAAAATCCTGTTTATTCTTTACTGAGTATAAGGCATTAAAGGCTGTTGCGTCAATACCGCGAGACATTTTCATGATCTCAGCCTGACTATTCTGTAATTTTTCTACGTGAGCCAGGAAGTTTTTAATGGCACTGGACACAAATGCACCATAGGTTTGCAGACTTGGATCAATGTTGCCGTGCTTTTCCTGATAGGTTCGGCTGCTGATATTCAGCGCTTCATAGAAAGTATTTAGATCATAATTATAAAATGGGAAATTCTTTTTAATGTCTTCCCAGACAATTCTATAGTTGTCATCAAATGCTCGGGTAAAATTAAGTGCCAGGTCATCTTTGTAATACCGACCCTGAGTCACGCCAGACGTATGTGTGGTAGAGTCATAACTCATTTCAACATTTTCATATAGTCCATTTTGCATGAAGATGAACTGTGGAATCATTCTGTACACACTGCCTACACCTAACAGATGCAGATGTTTACTTTCTAAGTTAATTGGTAACTCAGTAAAATAAAATGCTCGTTTGAAATCTTCCAGACTGCCTTTGCCCAGAGCAGCTGCTCCCATGGCTATGCCACCAATGCGACTGAGGTGATATGGAGTAAGTTCTTCAACCACGTACTGGACCCATTTCATGTATGAGTCATAATCATTGCCCTGAGCTATGAGCATGGTACGAGCCTTAGAATTTTTTTCATCAAAGAAATCAATCTGGCGTCTGAGGTTTTTACCAGTTGCCCTGGCAGCACTTTCTAACTGAGTACGATCGAAGCGACGATTGCTTAGATCCAATCTTTCACTGCGGCCGCCAGCATCCAAAGTACGAACTGGAATGACATCAAAGCACATGGCAATGTCAGAATTTTTAGCCTGGCTGGCATATACTTCTTCTTTGAGTTCTGTGGTTATGGTACGACCCAGGGTTATCATTTGTAGTCCACCTGAGTCACCATGAATACTATGCACCAGTGGACGATAATGCTCACCCATCCATTCGCCTGGACGTTTTTCGGTATAGGCATTATACAACAGGCTGATTTTGTGATTGTGTGTGTTGTTGAGACTACCAAATGTACGAGCGAAGAAGTCTAGATTTTGTGGTTCTAGACTTTCTGCATACATTAATTTAAAATAACTACTACCACTGGCTACATATTCTAACATGTTTAACTTTCTAGTATTTTTAATAGGTGTCGGGTCTGATGCAGAGCATCGTCCAGAGCATTATGATATACTCCCTGACGCTCATCTGCAGGAACCTGTATGATATTTTTTATGGTACGGTAACAACGGTCTTCCCAGGGACGCCAGGGTCGTTTCATACCACAGGCCACAAAGGCATTTTCCATGATGACGTTGTCAAAGCCCGCTCCATTGCCCCAGGTTGGTAGGCTACTGCGGCCAAACCAAGCTGTAAAATCATCTAATGCCTGGGCAATACTTACATTGTCTTTTAACAGGGCCTGACGAGCTTCTTTGTTTTGTTGATTCCACCAGGCAACAGTTTCTGGATCTACATGTAGTCCAACTGCCTTGCAGGTTCTAAGATCAACAGTACGATAAAACTTATCAATGATGCCTGTGCCGACTTCAAATTTAACTGCACCTATGCTGGCTATGGCTGCATTTGATCGCACACTCATGGTCTCCAGATCTAACATTACCTGTATCATCTGGGAGCAAACTCCTGCTGTAATTTAACATTCTCAAAAAATTCATTCTTGGTGCTCTGATCTTCGATAAAGCGACCTTTTAGTACTGTGGTCTGAGTCAGACTACTATGCGCCATGATGCCTCGGTTCTCACAACAACCATGTGTGGCCTGGATATAAACTGCCACATCTTTGGCATTGGTTGCCGTCATGATCTCACGAGCAATATCATTGCATAGTTCTTCTTGCAAGGTGCCACGACGCGCACACCATTGAGCAATTCGGGTATATTTACTTAGTCCAATGACTTTGCCATTGGGAATGATACCAATATAAGCGACACCGCTTACTGGTTGATGATGATGGCTACACATACTGCGAAGTTCGCTACGAACCACCAGCATGCCTTTATAGGCTTCGTCGCCATCATTAGGAAATGCCGTGGCCGTTGGAACAGGTTCATAACGACCAGACATAATCTCATAGATGTACATCTTGGCCAGACGACGAGCAGTTCCTTTACTATTAGGATCATTTTCACGATCAATTACCAGACTATCCAGAACGCCTTCGAACTTTTCAGTCAATTCGTCTACTAGTAGATCTTTGTCTTTGTCAGTAACATACTCGCTGATATTATCACCAGCCCAGTATCTTTTATTATTTCGTTTCAGATGCGAGCGAATTTCTTCGCTAACCGGAATATACTTCATACTCGCCTTTCTATTTTATATAACATTATATAGTATAATTTATTTAGTGTCAATTACTTTCCAATGACATTACCGAATACATAACAATGATTACGAGTAGCTATGTTATAACCACGGCGCATACCTTCCATGCTGATATCAGCAACCGTTTTAGCTTCTTGCTGATCTTTGGTGGCACCCACAGGCATGACCCAGACTTCAGGCATCCAACGAATCAATAATTCATTGTCGGCATCATGTTCAAAAATATGTTTATTGATACGGTCTAAATGATCTCTGAGTTCCATCCAACAGGCTTCGGTTCCAGATACTACAAATTTTAATATTGCAGAACTATTGGGCTGTAGATATTCAAAAATGATGTCAGGTTTAACTGCATCAACTTCACCGCTTACAGTATGCAACTTAGGACTCATGGCCCAGTGCCAGCGACCATTGAATCCATTGATAAATTCAGCTAATTCAGGTTTAAGCGGTTTAGTGGCATTGGTCTCCACTGTTACGGTCTGAACTGGATTGTCTCGGCGATCAAATTCGTCCATGATGGTCATCATGGCTTCCTGATTGAGCATGGGCTCACCACCAGTAAAAGCCAACTGAGTATCCTGACCAGTAACTGGATGTCTGAACAGTCCAGTTGGGTTGGTGGGACTTTTCATTAGTTCAGTTAATTTGTCGCAGATAGTTTCAACTGTATCATCATGAACTAACTTTTTATATTTAGCACTCCAGCTATAACTGCTGTCACAGCCCTGATGCCAGACTGGAAGATCTTCCAGCCGTGTCACTGTACTAATGTCAAAATCTTTATAGGGTAGCACATGTGTTTCGGGTTGGGTTGGATGTTCTTGCCCAAAACCATTGCATTCTAGATTACAGCCAAAGAAGCGAATCCAAACTGTTGGTTTACCAGCCATTTCGGCCTCACCCTGGAAACTGTAGAATATTTCGCTGTATCGAATTTTATCTCTCATATTTGCCTTTCTTCAGAATTACGTCTATTATATTATTCTTCTGTGTCTGTGTCAATATCTGTATTTAATATAGTTTCGGTCTTTTTAGTAATGGTACTGACTACTTTTTCATACTCGTACTGATCCATTTGAGTTTTTAGGAATTCCAGGAACTGGTTGGTGAATTCGCCGTTGTCGTGGTCCTGTGTGACCAGATCATTGATGTCTAATTGATCAATGTAGCGAAATTTGGTTGCCATCTGCTTTTTTTCTTTCTGTATGCGTCGTACAAATGCAAAGAAAGTAATCTGCGTAAAATAGGCAAAGGGATTTTTACTTTTAGCCGGATCGAAATTATTAACAACTGCCAGACAATTTTCTATGGCGTCTGAAATCATTTCGTCCTTGTAGCTATAATTTATAAAGTTGGACTTGTAGCTCAGATGTCGAGCAATTTTAATAAAACAATCACCCAGATAATTGGTTACTGGTGGCATAGTGGTTTCATTAGCACGAGCTATCTGAACCTTTTCTCTGTGTGCCAGCAATGCTGCCAGAAACTCAGCATTGTCAATGTAGTGGTTGGTTTTAGTTTTTGATGGTTTTATTGCTTTGGTCATGATAATCCAATTATATGTTAATTATTAAAAAATGTCAATGTAATTTTGATACAGCAGCTTCTTCCAGTGCGTCCCAGATTTCTTCAGCCAGTGCTGGGTCTATGCGGTGAGATTGTTCAGGCTCGTCAAGTTTACCTGCCTGTTCTTTGTGCATCATATCCAAATAGCTGTCATATCGAATCTTTGCACCAGGCCTAAGATTACATACAGTTAATATGCTTTCGGTTGGAACCAAAATTTCATGATCACTTGTGCTGGGTATGAAAGGTGCCATGCTTATAGTTTCTACTATTTGGCCCTGTTGATTTAAATATTTAAATGTACCAAACTCAACTGGATCCCGTATAATAATAAATTCATAATCATGCAGAGTTTCTGTGGTTAATTTATCATCTACACCACAGGCTATGACATCACCATTTTTAAAACGTATGGTTTTTAATTGCATTAGTTTAATTTAACCTTAACAAGTTTATAGTCAAAGTGTTCGTCATTGTATATTTTTATGCGTTCTGCCAGATGCAACAGAGTAAAATTCTTTTTGGTTTTCCAGCTTAGATCGTCACCAATGTCAAATAATTTACAGCGATCTTTGCTTTCAGAAGTTCGTAATCCTCGTCCTATGCTCTGCAGGTTTCTAATTCTGCTTTTACTTGGACTAGCAAATATAATATTATGCAGGTTTCGTATATTTATACCTGTACTAAATGTGCCATAGCTGGCAACTATAATGGCATCGGGTTGAGATTCAGTAATATGACGAACCTGTTCACGCTGATCTGTATCAGTTCCACCATACACAAAAAATATTTTTCTGCCATCAGCTGCCCGTTCAGATATTAGCTGATGCAGATGTTTGCCATGTTTTTCCACGTACTGAAACAACACCAGTGTATTACCTGTCTGAGCCAGGGCCAGGTTGCGTATGAAACGGTTTCGAGGCTCGTGGCCTGTAAGAAAATCCATTTCTTCCTGATAGGTAAAAGCTCGGCTGGATTTGCGTTCTGCATCAGGATATTCCAGCGTCAATACCGTTATGTCTAAATCAGCCAATTGTTCATTTTTAATTAACTGGCGCGTAGTAGTTACTTTGTGTACAGCTCCAAAGATACCTTCTAGTATGAGCTTATGTGTCTGCAGACCATCCAGTGTGCCAGTGGTGCCAATTCTATAACCACATTCAGGCATTTTGTTCAATATACTGGTCAGACTTTTTGCCTTGAATAAGTGAGCCTCATCTCCGTAGACTACATTAAATCCTTCAAAGAAAGATTTTGGAAGTTTGTATAAACTTTGCCAGGTTGAAATAACCACAGGCCAGGTATTACTCTTTTCATGGCCACCATAGATTCTGTGTACGTTTTCGCTGGTTCGCCAACCATTGGCGCTGGAATAATCCTGAAAGTCAGCATATAATTGTTCTACCAGACTTGTTGTTGGCACCAGAATTAACTGGCGTCGTCCCTGATCTAAATGATGTCGCATTATGCCATAGATAATTAAACTCTTACCACTTCCAGTAGGACTTAGCAACAAAGATCTTTCAGCAAATATGGCATGACGAACAGCATCAATCTGATAGTCTCGAATCTGTATGGGTTTGCCATGACCCATGAGCTTAAGGTCTTCCAGATACTGAGCTACATCTACATAGGGCTCTGGGCTGGTTGGTATGGTATTTTCAACCGTATAATTATTCAGATCAGCAAATGCTTTAACATAGGGTATGAGCCCGGTATACAGCTCCTGTGTGAACATGCTGTATAAACGAACCTTGCCGTCCCAGAGTTTGGCTCTGTACTGAGGCATGAAACGTGCACCTGGCTGTTCAAAAGTAAAATAATCAGACAATTCTTGCATCATGCTGACATCAGCATCTACACGACAATGTACTTGATTTTTCGGCTTGATGGTTATGTTGGCCACTAGATCATTCCGTTGGTAAATTTGGTCCATTCAATGCTGTTTTTAATATCCCAGGTTCGACTGTGTATGCTTTTTAATATGCCTTCCAGCATGCTTAATACGGTTCGATGATATTCTAGTTTATCCTGCAGGAGAATTAAATCCGTATCAGTAGCTATGAATTCATCCATTTCATTCTTCAGGGGTTTGATACCCTGCCACTGAGGCCAGTTCATTTCGTCCAGTTCTATCTGAGTCATTTCGCCACGATAATATCGCCATTTAAGACGACGCATGCGTAAATATTCTGATTCACTTCGACGAGTTGTTAGTTTGGTATTGACCAACAGATTGAGATATTTGGCGTGCAACTTGGGAATTTTAGCGCTTTCGGATCCCAGATTGGTTTCGTCTATGCGACTATCAGTTACCCACATTTCCTGTATTTCAGCAAGTTTCATAATTACTCCACGATTCAGATACTGCCATTATATAATAAACTAACCTTTGTGTCAATACTGTTCTATGGTAAATAATCTATATCTGAAAGCGGCTATGCCTATGAAGTATTCCATGCCAGCTGTGGTTAGATCAAAATCCAATCCTTCGATGCTAACTGGAAATAAATCCTGGAAGTTTAATTTAACCACAGGATTGTTGTTGCTGTTCAATATGATCAAACTGGCATCACTAAAGTTACTTTGATATTTTTCAGCACTAAATGAACTAGCTCGGTTACCTAAATACCCCCATTGTTCACCACGACTTGGAACACCCATGCTGACTATCCAGTCATAGAGTTCTTTGTAGTTGCTCATGTCTTCGTTGATTAAAAACCGTATGGTAAAATCACCAAAGTTAATTTTATCGCCAGGATGTGGTATATCAACAAACGGGCTGGTCTGAATAGCAGCACCTAGTTGTAATGGTGGTAAATTAGCACTCTGACAAGTATAAGTGATATTGGGTAATTTTGCAATCTGAAATCTAAAACTATTGGGTTTTAAATAATTTGTAACTGCACTCAGTCCCAGAGATGCACCAATGCTGGTAGTAGCTGTAAATCTTGTTGTAAATGAAGTAATCATAAGGTCCTATTGACTTTCTATTGACACACCTATAGTATTAGCGTGTACCTGGGTTACGTGATCTATTAATACCTTTAACTATATTTATCAAGTAAAGAAAAGGGAGTCCGAAAACTCCCTTGACTTGATTACTATGTTTCCTACCAATCCATATTACATTAAGTTTGTTACTTTTACTCGTCTGTAGTATGTATTTGTACCAGCTGTTAAGCTTGTGAACGGATTTGTTACTAGACCGTAACGTGTTTTGAATCCGATCTTAGGTTGGAATGTTGATGGATCAACTGCACGAACCATTTGTAATGGTACGTATGGGCAATAGAACATACCAGCGTCATATGGGCTTGTACCTTTGTAACCTACTACGTAGAACTGGTTAGCTGTGTTCAGGTTAGCTGAATATGGATCAACATAAACTTTGATCTTACCGTTTAATACACCAGCAAATGTATTGCCTGTGTCGTCAACGTTCAATGTTGTTGAAAGTGCAGGTGTGTAATCTAGGATACCAGCCATTGACAGAGCTGACGCTACGTCTGCTGATACGATTAACACATTACCTTTACCTCTACGTGTTGTTTGTGCAATACTGTTAGCATCACGTTCGATTTGGAACAGTAAGCCTTTAAAGCGTTCTACTGACCAACGACCGTTTGCATCAGTGTCTAAGTCGAATGTACCGAAAGTAGTTGTCGCACCAGTTTGTGCACCAGGTTGTGCTGCATTGTAGATAGTACGGATAACTTCACGGTTGATTTCGAATAAGATTTCTTGGCTAAGAATGTTAGCTAATTCACCTTCTGCGTCAAGACCATGAACTGCTTTTAAGTCTTGTGCTAATTCAACTGTGTACTGAGCTTTTAAACCACGTGTCTTAGCAGATACGGTTGTTTTCTCAATTGAAAAAGCCATTTCGCCAAAAGCATATGTGTCGCCTAATTGCTCTGCGTCACCAGTTGCAATACCAACACCTGTTGTGTATGGTGAGTTTACTGGATTTGAACCAGCGTGTGCAGTGATTGAAGAACCAGCGAAGTCTGTGTCAGCTTCGTTGAATAAAGCTTCTGTACCGCCTTGTGTTGAATAGTTTGACTTCATAGCGAAGATCAAACCGGTTGGGCCTGTCATTGGTTGTACACCGCAAACGTCGTATGCCATTAAGTTAGGCATTGCACGGCGAACTAAACTGATTAAGATTGGATCATAACCTGCTAAGTTAGCATTTGCTGGTGAGTTTACTTGACCTGAGAAACCAGCACCTGCAGCGTTAGCTGGAGTTGTTTCCCAAAGTGCTTGTTTTTCTTCGATTAGAGCTTTTTCTTGATTCTCTAAAAGAATGCTTGTTACATGACGTTTGTAGTCGTCTTTGATTTCTGGTAGGGCGTCATGGTTAATAACCGGTGCCCATTTTTCCATTAATGTTGCCATTTTAGTGTTTCTCCTGAAGGAATTGTTGATTCAATTATTTATTAAACTTGACTGTTCGGCCTAGGGCTTCAGTATACATTTTCATGTTAGCTGGAACAACCTGTTCGGTTATTTTTTCGCCTTCGTTTTGAACTTGTTCTTCAAGCGTTTTCTCTGGACTAACCGGAGTATTGCCTGGGAAATAGTTCTCTTTAACAACCTTAACTTTTTCAATGAATAGTTTTTCGTTGTCAAATTCTACGCCTTCGAGCAGTTTAGACATTTTTTCCGCATCTGTTGCTGTTAGGTCTTTGCAAGCTGATTCAATGATACGATCACGCTTGATAGCGTCTAACTCTGCCTTAAGAGCAATGTTAGTTTGGATTGTTTCATCAAGTTTAGCACCTGCTTCGTCAACCTTGGCTGACATATCTTCCAATACGTCGACGCGGTCTTCTGGTACTTCAAAGTAATGTTCTTGGAAAAGATTCTTTAAACCAAGCATAAAGTCTTCGGCAACTTCTGTGCGTAAACCTTGTTCCACGCCAATCTCATTGTCTTTCATCCATTGTTCTATAACATAATTTAGATATGAATCAACCTTTTCTACAAGACCTTCTTTGAGGATTTCAAATTCTGCAGCGTTTTGTTCGGTTAATTCCGTAGTAAGAGCTTCTACTTCGTTGTTAACGCGTGCAATAACAGCAGCTTCGAAAATTTTACTAGCTTGAGTTTTAAACTCTTCGCTAAGATTAGTGTCTGCAGCAAATACACTATCAATGTCTTTGCGCAAATCTTCTAAATTCATTTCGATTCTACGTGGCTCAACAACTACTGTTTCTTCAGCGTCTGTTGTTTCGTCATCGATATCTTCTTCGGTAATAATGTCTTCAGAATCTGTATCTACAGCTTCTTTTTTAACATTACCAACGCTTGATGCCTGATTTACCACACTGGCAGAATCTACACCAGCTTCGTAATTAGGTGCCTGGCCTGCGCCCTGACCCTTTTGAACTGATTGAGCTGTTGTAACTGCTTGTGCATTATGAGGATCTTGTTCTGTGTAGGATGCGGTTTCACTGGAGCCTTGTTTAGCCTGAGCTTCTGCTGCACCTTTCTTAACAGTGGTGTCTTCTGGATTTACAGCAGCACCTGTATGAGGATCAATTTCAGTATAAGTAGCTTTTTCACTACTGCCTTGCTGCACTGCGCCTTCTTGGCCCAGAGCTTCATCTAATTGCTGAGCTTTGGATTTTTTAGCTTCCATGAGCTCGCGAATTTTTGTTTCTAATGACATTTTAAGGTCTCCTAAAACGGGGTTTCTATTATTTATAAGTTCTATTATTTTGATATTTGTTTTAGATAAGTTTCAAATACCGCAATTTTTACTGCGTCAAGATCTTTACCTTTGGTCTGCTGAATTATATCTCGGACCTGGTCGTATTGTCTTTCTACAAATCGACCCTCAACCATCATCCATTCTTTGCCTTCCATGATACCACGTACAAACGCGTCAGGGGCACTTGGATCAGCGACAATGTCAGCTGCGGTTGCTAGATAAAAGTCATCTTGAACTTCATTTACACCTTCTGAATTCACTTTTAAACTACCCATTCCACGAGAGCTAACACCTAACTGGGCACCTTCGTCAATGAGATTCTTGACTATGCGACCCATGGGTGTTTCGGTCATGATCTTGGCACGACCCATGTAATTGTTGCCTTCGGCTTTGAGGCTGACAATCATATGGCTAACACGATCCAGATTGATGCTTGGACCATCAGGATGACCTAACTCGCCAAAAGCTCGTTTCGTGTTAACATATTCTTTGATGTATCTTTGGACTTCTTTGTCCATGGTTTCTTTACGATATACTCGACCATTGCGATTGGCAATTTCGGTCTGCAGGAAAGGACCTTCGATGAAGTAGCTTTTACCGCCCTCTTCTCGAGCTTCTTTGATGTATTGTATATCCTGTACGGTTTCTGTGATTAGCTTCATGTTATACTCCAACGTTGGTGTTTGGACCAGCATACCCAGCTACTTTTCTAAGGTCCAGCATTAACATGCCGGATGCTCTGAACAATACAAAAATGCTGCTGGTGTTGTTGATATCCAAATTAGGCAATTGCTGACTGCCTGGATATTCCGTAAAGCCATGCAGATCTAATACAACTGTTCCTGAACTACCACCACGGCGCACTGTGATGCTGCTATCAGTTACTGTAGGACCATTAGCATATGCACTAGAAACACTTATTGCTAATTCGCTGGTTGTTGAAGTAGCAATCTCATCTGCTCTGCGCAGACTTAACAGTGTAACTGTAGCACTATCACCAGGTGCACTGGCATAAAAATGCAATACTGCTCTTTGGCGATCGTTTTTAACTACGGTATATTGTACGGCCATTATTTGTCTCCGGCTAGTTTATCTATGGCTTTTTGTATGTTGTCTTCGCGATTCCAAGCCTTTTCTTTATACTTTTTGGCAATTTTAGCATATGCATCTTTTTTACCAGGTTTTCTAACTGCTTTGCTTCGTTGTTCAAAATCCGAGGCAATCTGACCATGTATGCGAGCTGACTTAGGCGCCTTGGCCAAATAGCTGCGTGTAGTTTGTGGACTCAGTTCGTTTAACTGTTCCTCTGTCATGTCCAGTATGTGATCAAAATTTTCGTTGGCTTTGATCTTTTTGGCAATTTCATGTGCCTTGGTGATGACACTTTTTGGTACATCAGCAGGTTCTGCAGTAATACCAGCTTTTTTCTTGGCTACTGCCATGCCTATGGCATAGGGATTGTAGCGTGTAGCTTCTCTAATCTGCCTGAATTTGGCCATGGTTAGCTCCGAGATTTTGTGCGACTTCTACCTTGCGTGCATCCAATGCCGCAGTAACTTTTGCACCCATGATGTCTGCAAAGTTTTGCATTGCATCGGCATTGTTGTCCTGTAAAATATTGTCAACTAATTCTGTTGTCATGTTCATAATTTAACTCCGTGTTGTTTACTAAATATTCTTAAACGATCTATGTTTTCAACCTGAGGGTTACTGGGATTATAGGCTGCTGATTCAGCTGGCTGAGTTGCTGCATCTCCGGTAACATTCCTACTAAAAGCCGCTGCCTGTTGAGATCCAGGACCAGCATTTTTTTGCATTTCCATTTGTTGCAATTGCCATGGTTGTTGTTGTTGCAATATTGTTTGCAGTTCTGTATCGTTCTGTATTTCTTTTTGCATTTTTTCACGATCTTCTTGAGTCAGCTGTAATATTTCTTCAAATACAAACTCGCGACTAAAGTAAGTTCCCACATAGGGATTAACGGCATTTAATAAATCTATGCGGTTACGTTGTATTTCGGCCTGTTTGGCTTCGGATATGTAGGCATCTTGTGTATAGTTATAATAAATATCTTCTTTGATTTTATCCCAGTCTTCTGCACGCATTATGCCCTTGAGAATTAACTGAGTTCGTAATAAATCATCGAACAGTTCACCAAACTTTTTACGTAAACGATTAACAAATTTACTAAATTTTAATTCGTCTCGGGTAATTTCTGCCTGACGACCAAAATTCATGCCTGTATCTGAGCGCATGCGACTGAGAGGTACATTTAGACTCTGATACAGTTTGTTCTGGAAGTAGTTGATGTCCTGTATTTCCCCCAGATTGGCACCTCCATCCAGCGTGGTGATTTCCGTTCCTTTACCGCCTTCACGGCGTGGCATCCAGAAGTCTTCCAACATGCTCATGGTTTTCTTTTCGTCACGAACTTCGCCAGTTGTAGCATCATAGGTTACCTTGTTACGATACTGATTCATGATGCCTTTTACATATTGTTCGGCCTTGGCCTTGGGTAAGTTACCCACATCAATGTAAAACACTCGACGCTCTGGTGCGCGAGTCATGCGATAAATTACCAGGCTGTCTTCAACCATTCTAAGCTGATTAACAACCTTGATGGCCTTGTGCAAATGACCCATGACAATGTTTTTGTCCAGATCCATGAGCCCAGATGTGCAATAGGCTATGGCATCAGGCGCAATCTTAACGCCTTGCATGGCATTGGGTGCTGTTGGGCCAACTGCCACCAGGCCTTTTTCATTGTAAATAAAAAATTCTTCCATGTTGGTGATGAACTCAACACCAGTAGTAGGATCTTTTTTACGTTCTAGTTTACGAACCTTTTTAATCTTGCGAGGATCTATGTAGCGTAATTCTAAGATGCCCTGTTTGGGTTTGCTAGTATCAACAATTTTGTGATACACAGTACGTCCATCAACATACCAGCGTTTAAAAATGTCATGACTCTTACTGTTAAAGTCCAACAGGTTGAGTATGTTGTTGAATTCTTCTTCAACAGATTTTTTAATGTTGGCGCTGAGCTCAACCTTTTCCAGGTCAATCTGTACTATGGCTTCGTCATCTTCGGCTGCTACAGCATCGTTGACAATGTCTTCGATGGCGCTGTCGCAGTCTGGATACAGGGCTATGTCACGATATCGATTGATTAGATCAACTTCGTTTTTAGCGCTTGCATCTATGTCATAGTAAGTGCCGAAGAAGCCAGCGGCATTGACTGCCATGGCTCCGTCGTCGTTCTGAGGCTGGACAAAACTCTGAGCATTTTCAGGCTCAGGTCGGTCTCGAGTCAATTTATATCCAAATAACGAAATGTCTGCCATTATATTTTCCTAGTAAGGAGTTAAGGTATTAAAGACCTAATATACCAGTTCCAGATCCAATGGTGTTATTAACAACATTAGCAGCACTAAGAAGTGTATCAAAAGTAGTTTCATAGTGTTGATATTGGAACTCTACAGTATATGTTTCAATTGTATCATTGTCACCGTAGTTTAAAACTATATCACTGAGGTTTGTTGGAAATGCACTAAACAGTGTATAAACCTTCAGTGGGTTATTGTTGCGATCTAGCTGAGTAACTGAAATGTTAGCCTGATAGTCTGTTGGGTTAGTACGACCATTGTTATTTTTAAGGTCGTTCATGCCAGCCATCCATTTTTCTAACTGGTTACGTATGTTAAAACTAACGTCGTTGAGAACCTGCATGCTCCAAGGAGCAAATATACGTTCACCTGCAAGTTTAACTTCGCGACCACGATATGGAACAATGGTTGGATTAACTACACTACCTGGTAAAGCAGCAGCATTAACTAAAAATGCTGCCTGAGCACTGGCTACACTGCCCAGAGTTACGTACGTTGGGAAACTCAGCGCCACAAAGAATTGGTTAGCACGAGCGCCACCACCAACTAATGCGGCTTTAAACTGATCAACGTTAAATATTGATCTTTCTGCCATTTTCTTTCTCCTTTATTCCTTAAGCGCCAATTTCTTCAAAAGCAATACCTGTGCGGGTAGCCACGAAGTTCAGGGTAATGTAATTGATGCTCTTAGCTGGTTTGATGTAAATGTCAGCAATAAATTCATTGCGATCAATTACCTCACCTGTGTTGTTGGTGTCATCGCACACTACTCTAAAATCAATGATACCACGGCGGCCTTGTACATCTCGTAGGAATGGTTCTACCAGACTTGTAAATTGACTACGTGTAAATGCATCATTAAACTCAAATAATTGAAATTTAGCTGCAGTAGCAATGGCTTTTTCTAGGACAATGAATAAACGACGTACGTTGATTCTGTCAAAAGCACTGGGTTTCTGTGTCAGAGTCTTGTCACCAAATAATACTGTACCTAATCCAGGCTGTGTTACTACTGGATTAACCTGATATCTATATAGGATATCTCGTTCAGTTTTTGTGGGTGTCCAGTTTAATTTAACCAGATTTTTAATCTGACCGCGGTTGTAACCACCTGGGCTATACCATGGATCAGCTACAAAGTCTGTGCGAACACATAAGCCAGCTATGTCGCCTGCTAGTGGAACCCAACGATAAACATCGTTGTAACGGTCGTATTGATATTTCCAACCTGAGTCCATGACAGCATATGAACTGTCCTTGTTGAAGTTTGCATTTCTGTCAGCTGTAACACTTTCTGCGGTTGTTAATACGCTGCTGGTTGGGCTGGCAAATACCACACAGTCTCTGCGAACATCTGCAACATTGTCTACAACACTGCGAGCTGTTTGATTGTCAAAGTTTACACCAACTACTGGAATTAAACTAACGTCAAATAACTCAGCATTGGCTAATTTAGCATACTGTGTTTGCAATAATGCATCAGTCGGTGTAACATCTACACCACCAGCAAGACTCTTGGCCACGACTTGATTCATGACATTAAAACCAGTTGCACCAGTTGCTGGGCTTACTGCACCCCAGGCCAGACTGTTACCAGCTGAGCTGGTTGTGCTGGCAGTATGACTACCCCAGTAAACCCACTGACTGTTTTGATTTAAATAAGTTTTGTAATAGTTACTTAGACCGTCTGAACTAACTGCATCTGCAGCCTTGCTCAGTCCTTGAAATTTTTCTAACACTGTACCAGCTGTACCACTTATGGCACCGTCTTCGTCTACAACAAATACATGCAGTTCGTCATAGATGGTTGCACTAGAACTAGCATTGGCTTTGCTTAAAACATAGCGACTGTTGCTAGGACGACTTTCTACCTGATTCCAGAATTCCCACAACAGTGTTGCTGTGCTGGTTGTACCAGTTGACAAACCACTGGAATTTGTAAATGTCAGTGTAGTTGCGCTCTGTGCAGCTGCAGCTGTAGTTTGAAATCTTTGTACTGAACTATCAAGGGTAACTTCAACCCAGCTACCTGCTGGAACTGGTCTGGTTAAGCTAACAACTGCTGCACCAGTGGTATACACTGCTGTAACTGTTGCTGCAAAAGCATAACTGCTGTAGTCACATACACTGACTTTTAGGTTATTACCTAATGTGCCTGGATATTTTGCTACATATTCTGTTGATGTTAAAGTTGGTGCTGTATAACCTAAACTGCCATTATAGTTGTCTTCATTTTTAATCAGCGGTGCTGTACCACCAGCGCTGGCATTGCGGCTTGCGCTGTCAGCAACACGATTGATCTGGAGATTATTACCATAGCTAAGGAAGTTAGCTGCGGTCAACCAGTATTTAAAATTATTATCATCGGGTTTACCGAAAATATTATACAGTGTTTTTTCACTATCGATTGTAACGAATTGTTCGGCTGGACCCCAATTAAAGTTACCTACAAAAGCACCAGCTGTTGTAGAAACCTGAGGTACAAACAAGCTAACGTCACGCTCCTGGACTAATACATTGGGCGAAACTTGGAAAGCCATTTTTTTATCTCCTTATTTTAGATCATTCACGATGCAGATACGAATCTTAATTATACGCTATTTATATAATCTAAGAATTTAACCAATTTGAGCCGTCTTTTTGCACAGTCCAAAGATCTCCGTCGTGTACATATTGTTCGGGTTCGATGTTTTCTCTACCATCTTCTATGAATCCAAACGGTGTTAATTCTTCTTCGATGCGATTAATCTGAGTTTCAAATATGGTTTCTCTCAGATTCACATCAGTTAATTCTTTAAAGTACGGATTGGTTGTTAGCCAACCAAACAGCACCAGAGGCATGACCAAATCATCATGATAGCCCTCGTCGGCAGCATAACTGCCCTTGCTTTCTATAAAAGTACTAAATTCACTAATGATGTCGCGATCAAATATCAGCATACGCTGAGTTTCTATCAGTGTTTTAAGCTGACTACAGCCCACACGTTTAATTCGTTTATCGGTGCGAACACCGTTGGCACTGCTGCCACCACCAAAACCACCACTTACTACCTGACCATTTTTACCACGATTTACATATAAAATTTGTTCGTATTCCAGCTCATGATGCAGTATGTCGGCTATTTGCTGACCATTGTCATTGATTTCCACCAGTGTCCAGGCATTGTTGTACATCTTGGCAACATTGTAGATCATGGTGGGATACAGCAGGGGTGCCATTTTGTTGTCTCTGAACTTGGCCACCACCTGATAGGGATTGGCCGTGATGTCTATGACTACAAAAGCACTATAATCGCCTTCAACTCCACGACTGGTGTCTACAACTATGCTGTAGACATGGCCAGGCTGAGTAATCTTACCAGCATCATCCTTGATGGCTCGTATGGGTTCTTCCAGCACGTCCAGACCGTCTTTGCTCCAGACAAACGATCGCGGACTCATTTTGCTCAGTGTGTCGGCATCCAATAGGGTATAGCTGGAACCCAGGAAGCTGCATAAAACTTCTTGACTAAACTTTACGTCACCCAGCACACCTTTTTGTTCAGCTGCCCAGCGTGCATCTCGACCTGGTATTTCAGTATAGGGTATGAACAGATTTACAAAGTCATTGATGCCCTGTTCGCTGTCATTCCAAAACTTCCAAAAATGGTTATACCCCAGAGGTGTTGAACTCAAAAGTACCTTGGTAGTTTCACCAGCCATGATGGTTGGATATGTACTAGTAAAGAACTCTTCGGCTACATTGTTGGGTATGATGGCTGCTTCGTCAATGTACAACCAGTTAACTGACTTACCACGAATACCTGACGCTGCTGTGGCTGCGGTAAATACCTTGCTGCCATTTTCCAGCTCTATGCTGCCCTTGTTCCATTCTCTGACGCCCTGCTGAATCCATACAGGTAAATTTTCATACATGCCCTGATATCGACTCATGACCTCTCGAGCCGCTGCGGCCTTGTTGGCCAGTATGGCCACGGTCTTGTTGTCAGAAAATAATGTATACCAAAGTATGCACGCCGCACTGGTAATGGTCTTACCCTGTTGTCGACCTTCCATGAGTATGACCTTGCGGTTATCCAGTATGGTTCTTACCTTGCGTTTCTGGCATTCATATAATTTAAATGGAACCAGTCCATGATCCAGGCTAACAATCTTGCAATAATTTTCTATGAAGTAAATGGCATCAGTTGCACATCGTTGCAATTCTAAAATCTGCTCAGGTGTATAGTCAATCCTATAACCAATCTGTTTTAGCTGACTATTGCCTAGGTAACTACTCTTGAGTCTTTGTAGGATCTGCATCAATTACCTTCTCATTTTGATTCTTCAGCATTTTTAATAGGTCATTGGTGCTGCCCGAAAACACTATGTTGTTCTGTGTGCCTATTTGTTTGGGTGCTTCACCGGCTTCGGGACGGCTTAGTTCTTTTTTCTGTTTTTGCAGTGCCAAAAGATCCTTGGCTGTTTCAGCAACTGTTTTAATTAACTGACCAGTTACTTCAAAAGCTCTGGGATGATCGCTCTGACGAGCTATGCCCATGATGTCGTCCACGGCCGTCTGTCCCTTTTTAATCATGTCTTTGAGAGCCAGACGTGCCTGATCAAAATCGTCGTCTACGGTTTTTTCTTCAGATGCAGGAATAACCCGAACAGGCGCCTGTTGGATCTGGGCTTCAACCACGGGCGTAGCCACTGTATTGAATTTTTGATCCAGAGCACCATAGACATTTTTATCGAGCAAGGCGGAATCCTGTGGTTGTAATCTGCATTAATGTACTGGTTATTGGGGTCTTGGTTCCTTCGTTGTTGGCATTTTGCATGATCCAACGAAGTTTTAGACCAGTGCTGGTCGTTATGGCTAATAAACCGGCACCACCATAGGTTCCATCAGGTATGTAACAACCATCGGGAATCATGGGCACCTGTATGTTGTGCAGACAGGTAACACCAGTTGTGGTACTGCGGAATGTTTCAAACGGTGGAAATAATGCACTAATTGAACTGTTAACTGTCCAGCTATCACCATACATGAATACCTCGGGCAATGTACTGTTTGCAGCTGTTAAATGTCGCACTGTTAAATGTGCTGTTATGCCAGGTATGGGTGGTACTGTAGTCAACACTGCACTGTTGTAGTCCTGCAATGTAAATGCTGCACTGCTGCCAACAATTTTAAGACTGCTGGCTGTATTTACTGTAAGTGTATAACTGGTATCGCCAGCTGCATTAGGTTGCAGTCCCCAGTAATATTCAAACCCACCATGGTCAATACGTTTGACATTGAATGGAATTATACCTGTACCAGTTGCATTAGATTTAACTGGACCCAGTCTGCGTACTGTTTGCCAGACACCACCATAGCCAGCTGCTGCGAGCTGGGCATCAACAGACGCAATGTCTCGGTTACTGGAAACTATGACGTTGCTGGAACCTGGATAAAATTCATTTCCAACTCCAGTACCAAAACTACTGGTATAGACCAAACAGCCCAGATAGTACAGATAATACCAGGTATTGGCATTAATTGAAGCGTCTATGACGGCTGGTGTGGTTCCTGCTGGATTATATTGTGGAGTCCATCCTGCTGTAAATGTACGAATAATAGGGTTATAACTGGCTACAACAGCTATGGCAGTTGTTGGTATGATACCTGCTACACCAGATGTATTATAACTCCAGTGACAGGCAGCACCAGTCACCAGGGTGATTTTATTGTCTATGGTGTTGTAGTTATAGATCAGGCCTTCAACATGTTTAGGATGATAAACTCCGTCAATGACTATGGTTGAGCTGCTGGCTAAACTGCCTGGACCCCAGGTGCCTATAATGCCTCGTTGTCCACGAATGACTGTTGAACTCAGAGGATATTGCGCCAGATTAATTTTAACAAAGCCCGTATGTGCTATGGCTGTGCTGCTGTCAGACCCAGTTCTAACAGCACTGTTAAGACTGTTTAGGTCTAAACTTGGTGTTTGGTATAGTGTTATACCAGTACTGGTGCCAGGACTGGCAATAAGAGGTGTATAAACTGCTGTGTCTTCGGCACTGGCCTTGTAGACTTCCAGTCCATTAAAACCACGTACAACTACAGATGTTGTATATATGCTGAGACTGGTAACATTGGCATTGCCCAGACTAAATTCAAAACTACCGCGTGTAGTTGCAGTGCTGGTGTTGCGCATGGCTCGTAGCAGGAACATGTTACGACCGTCAAGTTTACTGACCAGGGTGTTGGCAATGCTGGTTAGGCTGGTATCGGCGCCACCGCTGATGCCTGAGTTATTTGTAATGAACAGGCTGTTTTCACTAACCGCACCAGGGGTTCTGATGCTGTCGGGTCTGACGCCAACATATTGTTGTTCGAATGAACTCCAGCCCAGCACAGTGCTGGTAACTGCGCCTACGCCACCGGCTACGTCAATTTTTAAAGCAGCACTGCTGGATCCAGCTAGACCAACATAGAGCTCTGTAAAATTATCATTGATCTTGGATCCACCAGCATACAACGAATCACCATCGTTATTATTTGGAGTTCCTAGGTTGATTGGTTGATATGTCATGGTATTTTTTCCTAACTAAAAATTGGGCCTTCGTCAAAAGTTTCTAAAAACTTATAAGTATCTGACGATGTGGCATCGTTTGGATCTGTGGTTACTGTATATTTATTTATGCGGGCTTCGAAGTTTTCGTCATTAAATGTATTAACAATGGCAGTACGAATAATTTCCTGAGTCTGTACTGGACCATAATAATAGAGTTTCATGGTAAATGTATAGGTCCAGATGATCATTCTGTGATCGGCCAGATTGCCTTCGTACTGATCGTCATAGGTTACTGAATTTAAAATTATGGGTAAATCGTGTTTGATGCCCAGCTCAGGTATGTAATTTACAGTAACGTTGAAATCTGGATTAAATGATGGTGCTATTTGTTCAAAAATCTGCAGTCCATCATCCTGATTTTTAGCATAGGCATAGAGATTTACGGTCAGATTATACGGGACAGGTCCATATACTCGTTTACTCTGAGTTTGATTTATGACCGAAGTAACCTGATTGTTCAGGTTAATTTTACGAGCGCCATCGTATTCAAAGGCTATGACTTCAAAACTCAGGCGAGGCAGCACGGTTTCGACCTGAGGATTTTCTGGTGTTGGTAGTCTGTTGATTCTGCTCAGCATTTTGTTCTTGGCCGCATAGGCCAGCGGAACTCGTATGGTCTGTTCAATACCACCGCCGGCATTGCGACGACGTATGTTGATGTTGTTGAACATTACACCAAAGGCAACTATGGCTTTGCGAGTTATGCTATGATACCAGACCGTGTTCTCAAACATTATTTCGTATAACCTCACCAAAAGGATTAATTTCTGTAAAGTCCAGTATGTCCAGAGCTTCGTTGTTAAGATCTATGTTGTCTGCACCAGCATCCTGTGCGTTGATGTTCCAGCCTTCCCAGAGTAAATATCCTGAGTCAGAGGCTGTATAATCATTGCTGTCCAGTATGAGTTTGGTATTATCTTCCAGTAATAGTTGATAATCACTGATGCTCATGCTGCGTGTAGCTTCTAGACTATCTATCTCGGCTACACCAGTGTCAATGTTTTCTGAACTGTATTGCCAGAGTTCACACTGCAGTTTGTATACATGCAGTTTGCCCAGCTGATAGAATGGATTGGTGGCATCAACGCGTTTAATTTCAAAATAGCTCTTGGTCAAAGGCATGTACAGCAAATCGCCTTCGCTTGGACGATTGGGTAACTGTAAAAAGTTTAAACGACCAGCGCCAACTACATCATCCCAGCGTCCTCGGCTGATGACAAAACTGGCAGTGTCTCGTATTTCTATGCCAAACTTGCTCATGAGCTCACCGTCGCCACCGAAACCATCGACATTTTCCAAGTAGGCTTCAACTGGTATGGCCATGTCATAGCTGGCCAGAACATCATCGTCAAATAAATGATCGGTATTTACTTGGGTGCGGGGCAGGTAGTACAGATCAAAACCATAGATTTTTATGCTTTCTACAATTAGGTCTTCGATGACACGTTGTTCCCCAACTCTACCACCTGGAACACCGTTTTGAAAATAAAAGTTGGTGGCCATGTATTAGCCTACCATGAAGTCTGGGGGTTCTACGTAGGTGCTCTGAGCTTCGTTTTCTAGATATTCAATTTCAGCCACGGCTTCATCGTATATTTCTTTGCCGTTGAGAGTTACTCCGCCGGGCATCTGTATGCCAGCGAATTTTTTAAGATTGTTGCCCCATTGTTTTTTAATCAGGGCGGTGGCATAGCGTTTTAAGAAACGATCGTTGTAGACATCAGTCCAGGTATTAGGATCTAAAATCTTGTAACATTCCACAATGACATATTCGCCCACGCTGACATCAGTATTCCAGCTCATGTCCAAAAATAGTCGGTTCTGATGACGCTGAAATCTAAAACTCTTGCTGCCTACCAGCAACTGATCTATCAGAGCCAGGTGTGATTTGACCTGTTCATAGTAGATGATGCTGGTGCTTAATAAATCAAACATGTCGTTGAGTCGCATCTGGTAACGTATGTCCCACATGTAGCTCTGACCAGTGTTTACAGCACTAAAAGGCAGCACTCGGCGCACGCCTATGATACTGTCGTCTAGTTCAAAGTATTGTTTGTCTACGTTGCCCAGGCTGACTGATGCCACAGTTGAAGTAGTGCCATTGGCACCGACTATGGTTTCACCAGTGGTCCAGGTTCCAGTAGAACCACGGACCAACAGTGTTGTGCCGTTGCTGGTGGTATTTAATTCTGAACAAACTGTGGCATAAGCACCTGAACTGCTGCCAGTAACTGTGATGCCCAGAGCAAAGTTACTGGCATTGCTGGTGCCCAGTGTGATGCGCGTGGCTGTTACCTGTTGTTTGAGATATAAACGTTCCACACCGTCATAGTGATAGTCCTGATAGTACTGCAAAGCAGCGTCGATGCGATCAGAAACCTGATCGTCATCGACATTTATCTCTATGACTGGGTGGCCTAATTCTCTGAGGCAATAGTCTATAAGTTGTTGTCTGGTAGCAGGCGCGGCCATGCTGTCTCCTTAAGCCTGAGCTTCGGTCCAGCTTAGTCGAGCTCCTTCTACACGGGTTGCACTAGAAGAAATATTATTGGCAACAATGACTAAAACGTCTGGACCAACCGGGAAGCCAGGTGTGGCATTACTTCCATCACCACCCAGGATACTGCTGCCCAGCTCTCGAACTTCGTTTAGAGCATAGGTATCGGCACCTGAGTCAGCAAAGAAGCTGAATATCTGTTCGCCGCCTATGCAGGTCTGTGTGGTACTGGTAAAGTCACAGTATTGTGCCAGACTGCCTGAACCAGTCAGGGTTGAAATTGAAGTCACAGCCCATTGTCCTGGCATGTTGCTGGCCGTTATGGTCTTGGGATTTAAAATACCAGTGATCAGCACAGGTCCTCGGCTAATAACACCCAAGCTCAAAGGTTTTAATTGCATTTTGTTTAGTATGTCGCGTTGTCCCAATGCTCCAATAATGCTGTTGTCCACACTGGGTGCCAGACGTATGGATAATAGGTTAGTACTAGTACCTGCATTGATGTTCTTACTACCGCCACTGAAACGAGCAGTACTTACACTGAACACAATGCTTCGATCTTCTTTATAACCACCGTCCATGATCACGCTTGAGCCCCAGTGACTGACTATGGGAGCACAGGTACAATCAACAAAGTTAATGGTGGCCTGACTACTACCAGTACCACCTTGCCAGGCTGAGGGTGTAAATGTTACATTGCTGGTTGAACCACCAGGTTGTCTACGAGACACACCAGTAAGATTCCAGGCACTCAGTGTGGAGTTATAGGTTTTGTTTGTATACGTCATGACTTCGGATTTATTATCCTGCTGTACTATAACTGTACCTGAGCTGGGCCAGTATGTAGAATAAGTATCTTTGACCACCAGTGTGGTTGCACTTGATACCAGAGCCACACCGGCTGTGCTGGTGCTGCCACTGTACAGTGCTGTGACTGGGCCAATGTTGTTGACTTCGTAACGAGCAGGAAGGTTACCTGAACGCATGTAGGCCTGGTTGTTCACGTTGTTGTTAACAACGTTGTGTACATACTGTATGGATCCATCAGTCACTCTAAAACCAAATTTAACACGACCCGCGCCATACCAGCTATAGTCTATGTAGAACATCTGCATTTTACGGGTGTCAATGTTGAATCCGCTTGGGCCAGTACCATCACATTTGTCCAGATTCCAATGAGACGCAGTGGTTCTTGTATCTTCGGTTAGGTTGGCACGGACATTGCTGATGCTGATACCTTTGTAGGTTGGAGCAATTTGCAGGCTGGTATCAGAGGCTATGGACAGAACCAAATAAGTCTGACCGCGTATGACTATGTAATCACCAGCAACTAGTTGTTTACTAAATTGTGTATTTGTACCAGTAACTGTGCTTGAACCTCGTACAACAGTTACTCGACCCATGATTTCTTTGGTGCTGCGGCGTACCACCACATAAAAATATTCACCATCGTATTCAAAAAAGAATCCGTTTTGACTGTCAAACAAACCTATGCGGCATACACTGCCTTTCCAGTTTGTACAGGTCATCTGTGGTTGCCCACCAGGTGATAGATCTGTTGGTGTTTCAGCTACATTAAATCGTACAGTGTTGCTTGAGTATATGACATCAGTTACAGTAAATGTACCATTGTAGGGATTGTTGGTAGCAGTAGCCTTGCATTCAATACCTTCGATACGTATGGTTGCACCTGAAGTTATGCTTAAACGCTGATCTGTGGTTACAGTAACGCTGGTTCCAACTGCAGTTATGGTGTCCAGGTCCCAGGTTGGTGTAACCTTGGTGCCCGTGCTAAACTGTATGCCCTTGCCTGACTGGTAACGGAAATATTTACGAGTCTGACGTATGGCCTGCACACCTTCTTGAGGTCGTCCTGTGCTAATCAACACACCACCATCACTGGGGCGGTGATTGAAGTTTGCTTCTGGTCTGGGTATGATGTTGCCAGTGGCGCCAATGACTGGCGTACTTGTACCAGTTTTAATGGAAGCTGTTTGATATCTAAAACTCTGTGGTGTTGGAACATCATACACAGTCCAGTTACCATTGATGTTTGTGGTTGTCATGCTTCGAACCATGATGGGGCTGTTGGGCAACAGTCCATGATTACCAGTGGTTGAAACTGTAATGGTGCTGCCAGTTATGTCATCGCTGGTCAGGCTGCTGACTGCAATGCACTGCAGTATGTTGTCGTTGTCGAATACACCACCGGCCTGTATGATTATGCTGCTGTTGTATGGAGCAGATGCCACTACTGCGTTTGCAGTATAAGTAAACTGTCTGGGTCCGGCTGCTGCGCTTACTATGAAGACGCCGTCGGCATTGAAGTCGCTGGAGTAAATGACATTGACTACTTCACCTGCACTTAGATTTGTGTCTTCGGCACTGTTGACCGTGATGGTACTGTAAGGAGATGCACCGTTAGTAGTAACACTGGTTACGTTCAGGCTGTTACCACCGCTTTTAAAATAATAGCTGGGTATGTTGTTTACCAATGGGACACTTTCCCATTTAATTGGTTGTAGACCATATTCAAAGTCAGTATCGATCAAACTTTCTGGCTGCGACGTACGCAGTTTGTTTACGGCATCCTGTACAGTTTCACCAAAATCTATGTTGGTGTTTGGAATATCTTCCATGATCAGTATGGGATCACTGCTGCTCATGGCAGTTGTATTATACCCCAGTGTGAATCTTGTACCATACGAACTATATGGACACACATAGTTAGTAGTACCCAGATCTGGATCGCTGAAGTTAAATATTACAGTGTTGCTGGTAGCATTGGTTACCAACAACAGATTTTGCTGAGGTATGATCTTATTGGGTATGGTGATGGTTCTGGTGGCTGGGTCAAATTCATAAAATTCAACCACAATTCGTTTTGCCATGGTGTTCTCCGACTCTGTTAATTATATAATATTTATATGATTTGAAAGAGGGTCATTTGCATAACCCCCTGACAATTCAATTTAGTAAGATTAACTTACTGTGATAGACCAGGTAATTTGAAGTGTATCGTCGTTACCCTTGTTAACAGCTGCGAATGTAGTACGGCAAAGCATTGTACCACCCAGAGCTGCGGTTGAGCTATTGAAAATACCAGCTTCAGTAATGGCTGTTGTATTACTTGTATTTGTACGTTGTGGATTATTTGTACCAAATACTGCTACATAGGTAACAACACCTGTACTTTGTGTGGTACTGGCTATGGTTGCTCGTGTATAAGCAGCAATATCGCCAGCTACAGTAACTTCTGAACTTAACGCTGTGTCAGTTACCAGAGCTGTTGTTGTACTTGTACCCAGTGCCATGTGTGTCATGCAGCTGGTTGTTGAATTAGTTGTTGCTACTGCGGTTGCATTGCTTGTACCAATCATGCGTGTTGCAATGTAGTTTTTACCTGCTTGTACCACCAAGTTTGGAATGAATCTATCTTCTTTTAGGCTACCGTCTGGACCCCAAACCTTGATGTCAACACTGCCACGAAGTTTTAAGAATTCGTCAGTTAACATTTATTATACTCCTTGATTTAGTTAGTTATAATTTTCGCACATCACTGCTGATGAAATAATTATCTGCAGAAATTTATCAATTTCTATGTATATTTATAAGATATACGTATTTGAACTAGGGTGTTTTTACTACTGTAATACTTTCCGTAACTAATATTATATCAGTATTTTCTGGGCCAATATCTAAGGGGTTTAAACCACTACTTGTTATATTAGTGATATTGCCTGTAGTTGTTCTATTATTACCCGAATCATCTCTTAGGAAGTTGGCATCATTGCTGGTATTCAACAATAAATCTGTGCCAGGGATAGCAGTCAATGGCGGTGTTGGTGGTGTAAAATTACCTGTATAAACTGCAGTTCCTCTAACATAACGGAAGTTACTAATATTTCCATTAAGGCGGTCACCGTCATCATCTGTACCCAGTGCAAATTGTGTGGCGGTAAGTCCTGTTTTTGCAAATGTTCCAATACTAGAACCATTTAGATAAACAGTACAGGCTGAAGTGCCGTTTCTAACCAGGGCAATATGATTCCAAGTGTTTACTAATACAGTACCTACACCTGTTGTTAATCCCCCCAGCAAGGTGGTGAAGGCACCCGTTAAAACATTAATACTGCCATATGATCCAGCTCCTTTAATACTAACATCTATACCATCAGTACTATTGAATAATCCCAGGCGAGTACATAGCATACCTTGAGTGTATCCCACGGCTGCAGAAGTAACGTTGTGCCTAAACCACCATTCATAGGTTATACTAGCTGTACCAGGCGCAGTAACCCCAGCTGTCGTCGCGCTGGAGCTTCCGTTAAAATTAATGCTACCTTGTGCACTAGCACCTCCAGCACGTTTGGCTCGTTTAACATAGTTAAATACTGTATGTTCCAGGGGTTTGTCTGTGCCAGTACCAGTCTGCAGCCTGGTTGGGCTGCCAACACCACCTATGGTAACAGTATCAATGCGATCATCATAGCCATATCTGATGCTGGCCAGGTCTCCGGCTGAGCCCAGACTACGTATGTATCTGTAGCTGCCAGCAAATGCTCCCTGAGCTCGGTCAGCAACTTCACTGCCTAATTCAAATACTGCGCCCCAGAGCCGCAGATTGCTGGTGCCATTGCCCTGATACTGAATATCACCTGCAGAGTTTTGAAATCTTATGCTTAATGTTAAGCCGCTCTGTGCCATTATACTGTTGCTCCTGGTAAGTATGAATTGACCCAGGCAGAATCAGCCCACCATTCTGCACTCAGAGTTGATGAATTAAATCGAATCTGTCCCTTGGGTGCCACTGCTGTGCCTCTGAGATCCCACATGTACATGGCACTGTTGTCATCAAAAGTATAACTGCCAGCTGTATAATCTCTGTAGTATACATGTGTATTAGATCCATCTATGCCATAGGACTTGAAGGTTTCATACAGTGTCCAGCCAGTGGTGCTGACAGCAGTCCAAGTAAGACTTCTTAACATGTAGACCCGGCAGTCATGACTGATTGTAAAAGTGCCGGCATCAGTGGTGTTGACATAACTGGTGCAGACCAGACCAGTTAAATATACTGGTAAATTGGCGTACGCAGACCATTTGGTCTGATTTGGGCTAACACCTATGTATAATTGCAGATTGTTGGCTGAAATACGCAACGGATTGGTAGTACCTGTGATGGTGACTGTTGGCGTAGTAGCACGCTGTGCAGTGGTTCCCACTGGCAATTTAAAATTCTGCGTGGCTGGCGTGGTATTTGTTAGATTGGCCATGTTGATTTAATTGTACAGATATAACTGTACATGAGTTAGGTACATGGCTTCGTCAGCCTGTGCTTGATCGGCACCCAGATAGTGTCTGGCACTGAATGAATCAGCCGTGTGTTCATATTGGCCAGAATCAAGGATATAATATCCATCTTGAGCTGAACCACTACCCCAGGGCAGATATGAATAACTTTTTTTACCACTCCAGGTTGCACTGGCCCCGGCTTTGCTAAAACTCAGAGCAGGAGCAGCCGACAGTGACTTGGTCCAGGTAAAAAATCGATCATAGGTGCCGGCAGAATTTGTTAGATCCAGATAGTTGGTTTCGTTGTCTGGGCTGTCCACCATGTGCCAGAGTACTCGGTATCTGAGGCTGGTATGATAGGGTAAACTGGACCGGGTAAATATATATTCTGCAGGTCCGCTGGTCCAGCCATGTGCGGTACAGCGACCCAGCTCACCAAAGTTGTCCATGGTAAATGTAGTGGCATTGTTCCAGTACGTGGTGGTTGCTGTTGATCCTTCGTTGTAGTACAGACCGTGAGTGTTTTGACTCCTCAGAATATTGACCCAGGAAACCGCAGGCGCATTATAAAAATATATGTATTGACCAGTTCCAACTGCGGCAACTGAGGTGTCATAGTAAATGCTGCCATTTACTGGAGAAAGCGGACGACCAGCTGTGCTTGTTGCTGGTAGTTGTATAAATCCACCATCAGTGATGCTTGTATTTTTTAAACTGGCCATGTTTGATGTTCCTGCTGTTTACCTGACATAGATTTCTACCCGTGCTGATCTGTTGATACCAGTGCTGTCCTGACAACAGTTAATTTGATCGCCAGCACTGTAATTACCAAAACCACTATCCATGCCTATGCCACCAGATACGTCATTGCTACCAGCTGCACCGCTGCTTTCCATTGTGGTGTAGTTAACATAATCGCCTTCGCCGTTTTCGTTCCAGCCAAACCCCCAGCGCACATAGGCACGTGTGCCATAATCTTGCATGTTTTTATAATTAAATCCATAGAAATTAATGGCATCCTGACTGGAAAATATACCCGATCCCCAGTTAGCCGAACTCTTGGCCAGGCCTTTGAAATACCCACCATAATTACTGCCTGTGCCAGGATTGCCAGTATTGTAATATCCTGCTGTGTTGAAAAAATTAACCAGTGTCATGGGCAGACCTTCATAAAAATTATTTTGTAACCAGCTCCAGCAATTATAGGGATTTGAACCCAGGCCGCCACCGTTGGTGCCTATGTCTGGCCACAATGCCATGATGTCTCGGGCATTATAATAATTAAATACATTAAACTTGGCATCACCATCGTTGCGGTTGGCATTGCCAGTGTTCAGCGTGTTGATGGCAGTCCAATAGGCCGAGCTGTAATTAAAAGTAGTTCCTCTGGTGGCCTTCATGGCCAGCATCCAACCGCCACCATTGGCACTGGAATTCATTAGACAATACACCTGAGTAGCTCCCACTGTGGGTAAATTAATCCAGTATAAACCATCGGTATTTGTGCCTGTGGTTGCCTTGATGTATTCAGCCGAGGGTGCAGCTCTTTCTGCGGTCGAACCATCATAGACATTTTTTATAGATTTCCATGCTGTTCCAGTAAAATATTCAGGAACATTGCTTGAGTTATTGTATCTGAACTGACCGGCTTTGGGTGATATCACTGGCAGAGTGTATGATAATATGACTATGCCATGTCCACCGCGCGCACCTGTTATGCTGTCAAAGGTTACTGGAGAGGGCATCTGACTGGCGCCGCCGCCGCCACCGCCGCCCAGTCCATCAGTGCCTTGCGTTGGAGCACGTGATGCAGGTAAAGCTCCATTGCCACCTCCACCACTGCCAGTACCTGCACTGCTGTCAGCACCACCACCGCCACCGCCAGCATAGATTACTGAACTTCCAGTTATGGTGGATGACGATCCACCGCCACCGTTGCCTGAGGGTGAACCACCTACTGCACCTGCACCACCACCGCCACCGCCTTGATATGGGCTGATAGGATTTCCAGCTCCGCCGTTGTTACCCTGTCCAACTGTGCCAGTTCCTGCGGTCCTTGGAACTGCTGGCCCACCACCTCCGCCTGAAGCACCATTGCCACCCACTGACGCAGGACTTCGTCCGCCGCCCGCACCGCCACCCTGAGCAACAAAGGAAAAACCAGCCGTGGCTGAAAATTGTGAAAATCCACCTGAGTTGTCTGGTGCACCACCGGCTCCAACTACAACAGTATATTGAGTTCCTGCAGTGACCGCAACTGTACCAGTTAAAAATCCACCACCACCGCCGCCGCCACCGTTGTTGGTACTGGCTGCTCCGCTACCACCACCGCCTCCGCCACCCACCACCAGATATGTTACCGAAGTAACTCCAGTGGGGCAGATCCAGTAAGTGGTGCCCAGACTGCTAAAACTATCAATGCCAGTGCCACCAGGGCGCGATCCAGATCCACCCAGGGGCAAGGTTAAAAACCCAGTGTCGTCGACAGTAAAATCTTGTACATTAGCCATTATTTATTTTTTAAAGCATCTATTTCGGATTTTAAAGATTTAACAGCCTCGATCAGATACGCAGTAAGTTTGGTATACTGTATGCCAGCAGTATGACCATGTTCATCCAGGCTGACTATGTTGGGTAAAATTTTATTAACTTCCTGGGCAATTAATCCAGCTTCATTTTTTCTGCTGCCATCGCGTCGATCATAGGTCACACCAGTGAGCTGCAGTATGGAATTCAGAGCATCAGTTATGGGCAGAATGTTTTCTTTGTATTCTGCTGCAGATAATTCAGTTATGGTTCCACCCACAAATAAACTACCAGCTATACCTGCACCACCATTGCAGACAATGGCTCCGCTGGTGACTGAAGTTGAACTTGTTGTTGCTATCACTGTCAATGAACTCAGCACCACATTGTTGTTCACACTGATGATGCCAGCATTAATTACTATGCTGGTGTTGTTGGGGCGCGATATACCTGCAGATGTAGTATTGGCAGTACTAATGGTGGCCTGACCAATGCTGATTACACCACTGGTGACCAATATGCTGGTGCCGTCTGGTCTGAGTATGCCAGCCAATGAGCTAGATCCTACGCTGATGTTGGCACTGATCACTCCAGATGTAACTAATATGCTGGTTCCATCAGGTCTTAGTATACCTGCAGTTGAGCTAGATCCAAGTCTGGCAGCAATGACACCAGACGTAACTAATATGCTGGTGCCATCAGGGCGTACCACACCTATGACCACAGTAGTAGCAGTATTTACATAGGTGCTGATGTTGGAACTTAGGGTATTTAGATTGGAACTTAATGTACTCAGAGCCGAACTAACAGCTGTTACTGAGGTTTCTGTAGCCAAGGCCACCCCGCCCTGCAGTATACCGTCCATGACCACCAAGGTGACCTTGCTGGTATCTACAAAAAGCTCACCAGCTGCACCAGTTATACCAGATACCTGGGCTGTGGTTCCTCTGCGATGTTGTACTATTTTTGGCATTTTATTTTATTCCTAGAATTCTATAATATTTATATGTTGTAGTTATCATAAAGTTAAATAATTGTAAAGGTTCCATCACCTGTGATGCCTGCGACCTGGGCAGTGGTTCCTCTGCGATGTTGTACTATTTTTGGCATTTTATTTCATTCCTAATTATACTCATCTGCACCACTGAGAATCTGATAGTCTTCGTTGCTATCTAATAGTTCAAAATCCTGAACCAGACCAGATATAAAATTGTCCTGCGCCTGCAATGGGGTTTCTTTAAACACCCGATTAAACTCAACCAACCGAATAACATTAGTACTGGTGGTAAACACCACAGCAGCATCTGTAAAATCCTGACTGCTAAAGGTCTGAGTAATTCTCGCAGCTGGTCCAACTATTCTGCACAGATACACCTGATTGCTGCTGTCTATGGTCTGTATGTTACTGTAAAATATATTTGTGCTGCTGCTGACAACACTGACTGAGCTCAGATTAAAGTCTGCAAACTGGTTATTGTTGACCTGCATTCTGAATTTATATACACCACCCACAGGGCTGGCATACACACTATAACCAAACACATTTTTGGTTACATCGTCGTCATAAATTATGGTCTGCACCAGATGTTCACCAAACAGGGGCTGTTCATATACATCACAGACCACATTGCTGGTATAGTCTGGCAGATTGCTCAGGGGTGTCATTTCATACCAGCGATTGATGTAATAGGTATTGGGCCTTGGAACATCAAACAGCTCCATGAGTTGGCTGGCATCATCATAGGTGCTTCTATAAGGCAGGTTACCCGAGGTTAATAACAGACTTCGGAATGATATGGTGCGAACCTTGGTCCAGCTGGGTCGGCGGAAGTCTTCACTGTTGGTTATGTAATTGGTTCTGGTCCAGCGTTCGGCTACTGTAGGGTCAGCATTGTAGCCTCGTTTACCTGTCTTGATCATGTAACGTTTTACATTTTCTAGATTATCGGTTGTACCATTATCGCCAGTCTGGCGACCCATAAACACAAAGTCACTGCCTGTACCTGCAGCCACTGTTGTACCACTAAATTGTATTTGCTGATCTAGTTTTGCAGTAAACACCTGAATTCGATTTTTTATAAATTCATCTGAGGCCTGTAAAACGTCTAATTTTTGCTGACCAATTAAGAAATCAACGCGTTCGTTTTCGTCATTATGTAGTCTGGTAGGCCAGATGCTGCGTTGACGGTGTAATGAACCTGTGAACACACGGTCTGTGTCCTGTGGCATGATGTTGAACCCATACTTACTGGCCTGTCCACCCACAGTTTTTATATAGGTTAGACTGTTTTTTTCCTGTTCAACCTGATCACCAGTTTCTAATTGCGCACCCCAGGCATAGAATGCACCAGTTCCAGAGCCTAGATAAACTTCTGCCAGACTAGAATTCTGCAGTGCAGATATGCGTACAATTTTTTGTCGTGTACTGGGCAATAGGCTCCAGCGTCTAAGACTTCGTGGATTGTCAGGAGCATTTAACAGCACATCCAGTACAAACATTTCTTCTGGGTTGTCTGTTTCATAGGGCGATAGTCTGGCTGTTAAAGAACACAATAACCAACCATCAGTGCTGGCTCGACCTATCTGGGCACTGTCAGCATTGGTGCCTACTACAACACCAGTTTGCAGATCAAAAACAGCATAATATTCGTCTGTAACATCGATGCGAACAAACCGTCTGTTTGCTGGTTTTAAATGTATGGCAAAGGCAAATTTTTCCAGATCTGGTAGATCTGCTTCCACAATGGCTTCTATATAATGTCGACCTACTGTGGTGTCTTCTATAATTAAATCAGCTGCACTTACAGCCTGAGTCTGACTGGTTAATTTGGCTTCTCTGAACCAAGAGGCTCGACCGGCCGGATTTCTGTACTGGTATCCTTCAAAAATTTCCATGAGGTTGGCAGCTTCATAGGTTGGATCATATACAGTTGTACTGGGGTTGGCATAAACCAGATCAGGGAAAGGATAGCTATCACTTTCTACGTCGGTGTTGAATTTTTCCCAATAGTTAGCACCAAATTGTTCACTAAAATAAATTAAATTAGTTCTCAACAATGGAACGTTGCGATAGGCACCTGAGCCTACACCAATGCCCAGATCTGAACGTAAAGCATCGGGTTCTGTTACAGCATGTGCAAATCCCTGTACAGGTACTCGAAAAAAGGTGGCTGTTCTGGCCAGGTATTCAGACACTTGTGCAGTGTCTGTTGGTCGTTTAATAAAATAAAAACGATCAACACCCAGCGTTTTTCTATTGTCAGCACCAACTGTATCAGATACCAGTAATCCCCGAGTAAAGGCTCTTAGAGTCAGGTCTGCAAGTGTAACTGTATCTGCAAAATTAGTTGGTCTAAATATTTGAAATAATTCTGGTGTATTAACAGCATCAACCAGTAATTTATTTAAATAATAATTCTCAGCACTGCCCATGCTAACAGATAAATTTGGTGCTTTATTAAACCATAGTATCTCATTATCAGGTGGTGTAATAAAGTCTGTGTTGGCTGTTTTACCCTGATAAAATGTTATTCGATCAAATTGTTCAAAGGCATCGTCCAGATCTTTGATGGCATTATACAACAACTGATCGCCCAGATCCAGGTTGTCTATCATGCTGGCCGTATCAGCCAGAGATTTCAGTACTGTAAATAGTAGTTTTTCAAACCCAGCTTCAAATCTATCAGTAACTGCTTTGTTTAAACGCGTGGTTGTGGTGTCTGCATTGACCAATGCATCAGTGAATGGTTTGGTGGTCCTGAGCTGATCAACTTCGGTTACCACCACTGGTGGGTCTGTTAGTTGTTTTGATGCAAGTTTTGCAATCCTGTCAATATTAGTAGTAGAATCTCTTAGTAATTTTGTGCTTAAAAAGCTAATATTTTCCGCAGCATTGTTGCTGACTCTGCCAGGTATGTTTGAACCTATGGTTAAAAATTCACGTATGCCCTTGTTCAGTGTATAGGTGCTGCCATCTATGAGCGTAAAGTTGTCTATCATGCCAACGTTATCAGCAAATACTCTGAAGGCGCTGAATCTACGGCTCAGGCTATCAGCCAAGGTAACTGTATCTTCTGGTTTTCTAGCCAGAATTCTATCCAGTCTTATGGACTCAATGATTGATATCAGATCCTGTTTGATACCAGGTACTTGTAATAAGAATGGTCGTTCAGCTATGCTGACAGTATCGTTTACAGCTCTGAGAACCGCAGTTACAAATGATACAATGCTGACATCGGTCAGTGTTACTGAGTCGGCAAATCCGCGTCTTGAAATTAAACGCAGTACAATGTCATCCAGACTGCTGTAGGAATCCCTGAGGCCTTTGAGTTGTATTACACTAGGACTATCAGAAATAACAACACGTTCCAGTAAGAACCTGTTGTTGGGGATACCAAACGGATCATAAAGAATATGATCTACGAGTTTGGATATGGTTACTCGAACTTTGGGGATGCGTAAATAACTCATGGTTACCTACCTGGTAACACGCGGAGTTACTGTTATAATACCCTCTACAGCACGAGTTTTGGTGCCCGTGGTGCCATTGGTTAAAACGACATCATACAGATATCTACCATATTTTATGGCAGTACTGCTGGCTGCTGCCAGTGCCAGCACAACCTCACCATTGGTGGGTATGGGTATGCTAACTGATAAAACAGCTGTTGAACTAACACTGTCATAGCTACGGCGCATCTGAGCCTGGCCAGTATAACCGGTTAAATCCAATGGGCTAACTATGTCAGCATAGAGTTTAACCGTAGCCTGAAAATCTGTTCCCTGCTCTAGTACGATGTTTTGTTGAATGGCCATTACTTATCCAGCAGTTGTTGAAGGAGTTGTCTGATATCTACAAGAAGGTTCTCATGGTTATTTATACGTTCCTCTAACTGTGATATTTTCTGTTGATGCTGTATACGCGATTGTTTTTGTTCAGTATACTTGCTAAATGCCTCTGTATCAACATCAACGATGGCATTAGAAATGCAGTCGCGAACCAGGTTGGGATGATCCGCGACTTTTATTCTGTTATGCATGTGCTACAACTCTCAGTGTTTTAAACTGAGGAATTCTAGCACCATTGCTGCTGCGCATTACTATTTTAATTTGGAATGCTGTAAACGGTGTTAAATCTACAGGATTTTCTGTGCTGTCAAGATCGCTGATATTAAATTCAATATCAGTGTACCTGCCCCGTACATCAGATTTAACTATGCTTACATAACTGCTGGTTGCCCCTATGGTTGTTTGTCGAGGAGCCACAAATTTTTCCCAGACCAGTTTGTTAAAGTCTGTGCTAACGCTACCTGTTTTATAATAAACGTCAAAGTCTGCTGCACTAGGAATACAACTCTCAGCAATGATTCTAAGTGCTGTAGCTGGATTTTCTAAATTAATTTTACGTATAATGTATTTACTTTCACCAGATGCATTAATGGTGGTGGTTTCTTCAGTATAATCATCATACTGGTAAATGGTTATGCCTGGTCCAGAAACCGCTGAGGTTAAAACTGCACTGACATAAACTGTCTGTGCATCTTCACTAACCCTGGTTACTAAAACCGGTGAACTAGTAAATGTATTAGTACTTTCTGTGCTACCCCTGATGTTTAAATAACGACCTGGAACAACGGCTTCAAAGCCACGAATGTCTGTGGTGGTAATAGCCTGTTGATTTCCATCAAAAGCTATGGTTGTACTACTATTGGCAACAGTGGTCATTAAAATAATATTGCTGGTACTGCCTATGGCTGGTAATGGAACTGGTAATCTGCGGGTTACTGCAGGATTATCAATTCTATGTGTCATAAGATCCAGATACAGAGTAGACAGGTCTATGACCGGACTAACGTGATCTGTAGTTGTGCTTAGATTAATAACACCAATAAAGCTGTCAGACCAGTTATTGTTTACACCACCGCTGGTTATGCTCAGAGGATTTACACGATCATATTCATTGGTTGCGGTTAAAATTACACAACTGGTGTCTAAAATATTATTGGTGTTGAATTCTAAACTCTTGGTTAAATGTGTATATGGAGTAATTGGATCTGCTCCATCATAGGTAAAACTGCGTAATATTTTACCAGTAATGCCCATGTTGGTGGGTTGGAATGACATTATTCTAGCACTAGGTTTAACAATATGATACAACACATTGGCATGACCAATTACGTCTTCACCACCAGATATCAGAGCAGTAACTCCTGTAACAGCAGTTGCACCTAGATTAGCCACACTGCTTACTGTAACTTCAAAGGTGTCCATGGTTACACGGCTGGCAGTTAGTTTAAGGTCAATGTCCAGACTTTGGAATTCTGTAAGTGTAGAGCTGATATATTTACCAAAAAGTTCACCAACCGGAATATTGGCAATACGAGCATCGTTGTTCAGAGCATATTGACCAGCCCAGTATTTACTAAACAATTTAGTAGTATCACCTGAACTAAATCCATGATTTGGTTGTGTAACACGAACTTTGTTACTGCCATGTATGAATGTCAGTGGATTAATTGGTAACTGTTCGGTATCAATGTCTTTGTTGACAACATGAACCTGAGCTGGATTTGTGCTGAATACTGCTCGATTGATGTTGAATTTCATGTCACTGAACTGATCTTCAGTCCATAAAGTACCATCCTGAGATTTAAAGAAACTACCCAGAGTTGCCTGTGTTGTATAACTGCTGGTAGGAGTATTTACGTCATTCTGTCCCAGTGTGGCAATCCAGATCTTATAGTTCTTGCTGTCGGTTTTTAATACCACAGCATAATTTTTCTCTGGCATTAAATATACAGGAGTTTTAAATGTAAATTTAGTTGGCGTTTGTGCACGAGTTGCATCTACATTTACCTGTTCAGGATACTTAAGTACATCAGAACCTGGAACAATTTCTGTTCCACTGGGTCTGCCTGTGCTGTCGCATGTACGAATTTCTAACTGTACAGGCGCCTGTTCGAATACAGGTTTTTGCGCAAAGAAAACATCAACGTCTGTGATAAACGCACCATTTTCAAATTGGCTAGGCAACTTGAAGCTCTGTGCTACAGGATCATAGGGTCTGGCAGTAAATGTCTTGGTGCTTAGATAATTGGTTGTAACTGTTACTGTGAATCCTTCAACTGTGTATAGGGCATCAGCCTTGCTGGTCCAATTATCTGGATGATTTTCTGGATCATCGGTCATGACCACGGGTTTCTTACCTGTGATGAATTTCAGGGTGTCGGTGTCTGGTAAATCTAGCAGACCTACTACTACACCCTTGGCATCTGAATACAGGTTACCATTGGCATCACTGGTGCAGACCTGAGCGGCTGTATAAACTGCTCGTACAAATTTAGGTTCTTTCTGATCCACGCTTAGGTAGAATGTACCAGCACTATAATCATAGTTGGTTACACTACGAAGGAATTTATCGCTTAATTTTCCGCGACCATTGACTATGTACAGTGTATTACCATCCTGATATACAGCAACACCAGTACCAACAATGCGATTAACACCGCCAGTTCTTTCGTAGTACCAGACACTGCTGCCCGACGACAAGGCTGTTCTAAATGCATCGCGATTGGCTGCACTTGGTATGTTTAAATCATTGTCGCGAGGATTTAATGATCTGCGTATCCAACCATTTTCGTCTACCCATTGATTGCCTACATTGACTCGAACAGTTCCACGTACATCCACTGTTTCATATGAGCTTCTGTAACGAGGTAATTCATCCTTGAGTGTTCCATTGACTCTGTTTTGTGTAAATTCTAAAACTGGTAATGAGTCAAAAGTAAATTTAACTGCACCAGTAATGTAATTATCAATTGGTGTGTCATCGAAGAATGTAAAAAATTTGCCCCGTGGTTTCATGCCTTCGGCAATTAATAATATGCTCTGAGCTCGACAAAATGGAATTAATTCTGTGGTTGAGTTTTGACTCTGCAGGGTCACAGTTTCACTCACGTCCAGCTGATATGGTCGCCAGTCTCTGGTTGCTCTATATGCGGCCACGGCCTGTTCAGCTGATGTACCTACTGTTTGTGTTACAATTTTATTTTCAATTACATTTTGATAAATGTCCTGATCAGGTATAACTCGCAATTTGCCCAAGAATGTTGCTGTTAGGAATGGTGCCACTGCAATACTAGTTGTAGCCAGTACCTGTTTGAGTACATTGCTGGTTGTGTAGTATACTGTTAATAAATCGCCAGAAATTTTATAATTGTCTGTGAATCGACCCAGGCGTACTGGATCTAATTCTGTTGCTGTTGTATTGGCAACTGTATAGTTTAATTTTTCCACCAATGGGAAACTATAGTAATCAACATTGGGATTCATGGTTTGATTTTGGAAATCAATGCTGTAACGAGCATCGCCACCATTTTCACCATTGTTGGCATCGGCAAAATTATCAACAAAGAATCCGGTCTTGTAACGTTCTAAAGTGCTGTCCAGGTTGTCTCGAATTTGCAAACTCTTGGTGGCAGTCTCTAATAGATTTAATGCAGATACTTCTTCAAGTTGCTGAACTCTGCGATTAATACGACCTATGTCTCGCATGGTATAGCGTTTATTATCATAATTTTTAATTAATACATCAGGATATTCTGATGTTTTAGTATAGGGTTTTAACTCAATATCATATAAATTAATGCTGTTGTTGTTCTGAGCAACCTTTGGAAATTCTGGTGCCTCTTCACTGACACCACTGACGTTGTAAAATTCTGAGTTTCGATCCAGATAGATTTTTTCTTTACGACCCAGATAAAAACTAATATCTGCTGTATAATTAGTACCAAAACGAGGAGGTGCTAAACTATCTAAATTACCAGAAGCAACATTAATTTTACTTCTAAAATCTAAAACATCACCAAGATTGTAGTTATTGTAAACTGGAATGGTTTCGTAAGGAACAACTAATTCATCATAGCTGCTACGAGCAAAAAAGTCACCAGAACCATGATCAAAATAATCATAAAATACCTTAATACTGCCCGTGGGTGTTGGGAATCCTGGTTGTAAAATAGCCCTACCAACATCATAATAGATGTCTCGTTGACCATTGTCCAGATAATATCGAGCTGATACATCAGTTGCGTTTGCCTGTGTGGCTGCACTCCAGCTGGCAACAAAACTGCTGGCCATGTAAATTTTAACAATGCGATAAACATCGCTGCGGGTAAAATTCAGGGTGGCTTTGATGGCTGCACTAGAACTCAGGTATTCATCACTGGCAGAAAATGTCAGTGTTTTGCTTCGTACATGACCCAGACTGTTGGCACTGTCTGCGCTTCTTTGTACTGGGAAATTAACACGAGCACTGTTGCTGCTAAATGTACTGTTGATGCTTAGAATAACTGTTGTACCGCTCAATGTAACATTATTAACTGTTATTGGCGGACTAAGTGAAGCCGCAGTATCTTGTGCAACATAAAAAGCATTGACATCAGTTGTGGCTAAACTTTCAACTGCAGCATTTAACGAAGGATTGGCAGCTGCTAAATTTACTGATATGCTGCTGCTACCACTGACACCGCTAACAGATTGTGTTTTGTATATGGTATATACGTTGTCCACGATATTCTGAGTTGCGTTTTTTACAGGGTATATTAATTGAGATGATTTAGTATCAACCAGATTATTGTTTAGTCTAAATCCTGGATATATAGTTGAACCACCTAAACCAGTATTAGTAACATCGACATCCAAACACACACCATAGGCAACAGAATTGCTGCTGACCTTGGTTATGAATATTCTATTGTTGTTAAGATTAATTAAATCATTGGTGCGAAGTTCAGTTAACATCCTGGCGTCATTTGTGCCTTGAATAATTAATCCACGATGTACGCCAGCACCAATGGCAAATTGTGCACTGAATGAACCAGTTAATTTACGAGCATTGATACCATACTGATAGCTGTCAAAAACATCACCAACAAAACTGGCAACTGGGCCTGTATAGTATATGCCTATGGCTGTGGAAGCTGTAATAGTTGATAATGCACTACTGACCAGTACACGTCGATCTCCATTGAAACCTAAAACTGTTCCTGTTGCACCTATGGTGGCATTTCCCAGATATAAACGATCACCAATACGTAATTCCGAAGTAAATAATGTAGTATTACCAGTTCCCAGACCTATAACTGTTTGTGCAGGCACTCTTACCAGAACCGCTGTACTGGCTGCCCCAGCCAATGGTTTACCACTTAGATACATGACTGTGTTGCTGCTAATGCCAACAACTGTCCAGCTGCTGGTTGCGCTATGACCTGCAACACCCAGTGTTATAGTATCCCCAACTCTAAATTCATTGGTAAACGCAGTCAGTGTACCAGTTACACCCATGTAGGTGGAACCCTGTGAACTTGTGCCTATGGTTCCACTTAAGGTTAAAAATGCACTGGTTGAGTTACCAGCATATCGAACCAAACCAGATAAACTATAACTGGTGGTTGCTGTACTGGTTGTAGAGTCTGCAACCAACACACAATTGGCATCCTGATCAAAACTGCGATTAGGTTCCATGACAATGTCGCTCAGACCCAGACGAATACTACCACGTGCATCGGGCTCAGCCCAGTTTATGCGAGCAACACCAACCTGTTGACCATGACCAAATTTTTGTGTTTCGGCAGTTCTATAACCAACTGTACGATCGAATAAAAGCACCTTGCTGCCCTGGCTTAGATTTGGTGTACCCCAGCTATAACGTTTGTCCACATAGATATAGTTGCCCTGTGGAGTCTGTATGTTAGCATTGTTCTGACTGCGTATATCTCTGGCTTTGCTAATGGTAACATTGCTGTTAATGGATTTTTGAATTTCATAACCACCAACATAGGCTTTGCCCAGACCAAAAGTAGCTGTTAAATTACTAGAACTTCCGTTTAAAATATATCCGCCATTGTTGCGGGGATTACCAATGTAGCGCCATTTTGTGCTGCCATCGGTAATTACTACGCTTTCATCACTGGTGCTAACGTCAAAATTTGATGGTTCTGTACTGGCTGAACTACCAGACTGTATACAGGTAAAATATTTGCCACCGGTGCTTTTTACATAGTCACCGACTTTAAAGGCCCCCTGGGACCAATTACCACGATTGTTGGTACGATTTTCTCTGATATCAAAAATAAAGTTATCAACAACGTAGTTTCCACTTTCGTCAAAGGTTCTGCGTGCTAAAGTTTCTTCAAGTATATTATACTGACTGGCATTGATAATGCTCTGTAGTACACCTTCTTCAACTCGTAATAATTCAAAAAATTGTTCTGGATCTTCATCCAGGCCGCACTGAAAAAATACTACATCAATTTTAAATCTATGTGCTCCGGGTGCAGCATAGTTTGGACTGCCAGCAGCATTGTCTAATAAACTACTATCTTCATCTGAGGTAACCACGGATTCAGTATATTTAATACCAACTCGAACATTAATATCAGTAAGAGTATCAGCATATTTTTTAACACTGATAACCTGGCTGCTAACTGAAACAAAATGATCTGCCAGATAATAAACACCATTCTGTATGCCAGCTGCAACGCTTCGACCAGATATGTCAGAACCTGCAGCCACAGTTAATGTTTTGGTGTTGTCTTCTACAACATACAGGGTTGAGCTGGCAGCAAAAGTAGATCCTGTATTTGTGCCGTCTTCATTACCGGCTGTGTATAACAGTACCAATGTAATAGGATCAGTTGTTGTAGCTGCTATGGCATTGACAATTAATGCTGTGATACCAGTACCATCAGAAAACTGACTGATGGTTTTATCTTGCAAATAACTTAAACTTTCGGTTCCTAAACTAGTACCACTAATTTTAAGATATTTTAATTTGTCATTATAGTTAACCTGTCCAGGTATAACCATGCTGCCTTCACGGAAAATGTGATCACCTAATTTTGTAATCTGATTTTGAAGTATGCCCTGTAGTTGATTTACTTCTCTGGTCTGTACAGCTACGCCAGGACGAAATAAAACTTTGTAGAACTTTTTTTGTTCATCAAAATCGTCAAAGTACGGTGTTTGGTTAAAATTCATGGTTTACCCTTGATTTAGAAATTTATAACTATGTTTATTTTTTCATTCTGGCCAGCACTACGTGTTACTGGACTACGATAGTCCAAATACAGAATCTGACCTGTGTATGGTTGTATTTCTGGTACTACGCCAGTTATACCAGTACTGCTGTTGATTAGTTTGCTATAACCATTTTGAGCTGTTATGGTGTCACTGGTATTAAAGTCATAGAGTTTAAAACTGGTAACTGTATTGATGCGTGTTAGATCTATGCTTTCTGGAGCATCAGAATTAATTGGAACAATGTATTCCAGACGCGTTGTACCAGAACTTTGGAATACAAATATCCCAGATGCCAGACTGTTACTGCCTGTTATAACTTCATCTGGACCTGGTTGTGTTGAACCATCAGTCATGTTTAAAGTTCGAAGAATTCTACCAGAACTGCTGGTAAACAATGTACCTGTATTACTGCTGACTCGCCAACCTATGCTGGTTGAATATGCACGGGGATTTTTAACCAGTGCAATGGTTCTGAAGTCCTGATTAACAGGAAAATCGCCCTGTTCATAACCACTAACGGTGGTAGAAATCATGAGATTGTGAGCATGTGTTTCATACATAAGATCACTGCCATGACCGCCCATGGGGGCCAGGATGGCTATGGCATTGGCTGTTGTTGGTGTGCCACCACCGGTTAATGTAATCTTTGCCCAGGTATAACCAGATCCAGCGTTGGTTACGTTAATGGCTGTAATTTTACCTGTGCTGGTGTTGGCAACCGCAGTTGCAGCTGCACCAGTTCCATCACCATAGATTACAACGCCTGGTGTACCTGTATATCCAGAACCTGCGCCTTCGACTGTAATTACATCTATGCCATTGATGCTGCTGATACTGCTGGAATTTATGTTTACAGGTATGTAGTTGGCCGTGACAAAATCTGCATCAGCTGCTGTGATAGTATACAAATATTTCCAGATATAACCATCAGCTGTCTGTTGAGGAGCAGTGCCTGTGGTTGATGGCTGTACAGTACTTACTGTTCCTGTGGTGGCCAAGGCACTGCGATTGTTGTACAAACACTTGTACACACAACCAGTGCTGGTTACATACACAATAAAATTGCTGTTGCTTAGATCAAAATTACTATTTTCAGTTGGACTACCTGCACTAACATTGTGTCGATACATGTCATATCGATTACCAGAACTCCAATTATATCGGTCAATACAAAGTTTAACATTGCTTGGATTAATTTTAACTGCAGCCATGGCATCTCGCCATAATGAAGTTTCATTAAGTACATTGTCTGCAGGATTAGGTACGTTTATGTCTGAAACTGTACCTGATGCCTGAATACTAAACCTGGTGCTCAGAGCATTGGCCCAGCTCTGTGGGCGAGCCAGTATCAAATAGATGTTATCAGTGCTAAATGTGCTGGCAAACCCGCTGGTTGCGCTGACTCTAAATTTATGTGTTAAAATGGCCATGCTTGTTGTTCCTTAATTAATCTTATATTTATATGGTTCCGATGGTGGTTATGTCAAGATAATCATCATCGGCTAAGTATAGGTTTGTCCCACTACTAACACTAACACATATGTTTACAACACCAGTTGAATCCTGGTATCTAAATGCGTCGAATCTAATGTTGTTTATGGCATAGGTATTTTCTGTACTAGATCCCGTAGATGATCTAAGAATTCTAACCGTAATACTGGTTTCGGGACCTGGTCCATATACTGTTAAACTTGTGGTCTGAAACTGAGCTGCAGCTGGCAATACTCTAAAGAATGGAACACCGCTGATCTGTAAATAACTACTAACACTGGCACCAGTGCTGGTTACCCTCACAGCTGTTAAACCAGAGCTAGTATATAAAACTGGCATATTTACTGTGATGCTGGTATTTGAATTAATATTTACAATGGTATAACTGGTATTGTCTGCTGTGGCAGCATTGAGTTTTATCACACTACCCGTGGTTAATTGTGATGTAAATGTTGTTAATGTACCCACAATGCTTGTCGATGCTGATGTAGTATTAACAGTTCCTGACAATGTCAGCACACTGCTGATATAACTAAACGGTAATTGAGGTGATATATCAATTTCAGTATCATTGACAATGTTAATTACAGTATAGGCTGTGGTTGTGGACGATCCAATACTGATTAAACTATCTCGAGTAAGACCAGTAAATACAGTACCTGCGCCTAGTAATCGGCTGATACTGCTTCCAAATGTATTATCTGGACCCCAGGTTCGACCAACTATGGCCACGCTGCTTCGTAATGCCTGTGTGGTTGTTGGCGTAACAGATATTTCATTGTTGTTGATTATGGAAGTTATGGTATAGGCTGTTGTATTAGAACTATTTTGAAAATATAATCGATCACCAATGGCAAAATTAGTAGCAAAGTTTGTGCCAATACCATATACAGTATTATTAAATACACTGGTGATAATCTGCCCAGTTAAACTGGTAGTACCATAGGTCCAAACATTGCTGCTACCACCCAACCAAATATTAGCTGCTGTAAAATAACTAAGTCCATTGTTGTTACTGAATTGCAATGCAAGATTTTGTCCAGCACCTGGTACATTGCCACCATTGCTGACATCACCAACCAGGAAATCAATGCTAAGATCTAACTGACCACATTCTACAAAACTAGTAGTTAAAACAAAAGGTGTTATTGTGCCAATACTAGAACAATTTAATATAAATGCATTGGTGGCAAAAGTAAATGCTGTAGCAGGAGTACTAGTACCACTAAAATTATTAGTGCTGACACTAACAGGCACTGCGCTCCAGCTAGCCACGAGACCAGTACTGGTAATGTTATAACTATCAAAAGTTTCTGACATGCTGGTGGTGTATTGTTTTTCCTGATCAATTTCAATGCGCATGGCAAATCTATCATAGCTAGAACCGCGCTGACCATTATAGGGTTTAAATCTAAATATACCCTGACTACCAGGCACATAGGTTGTTGAGCTAACTGGAGCTCCACTGGCTCGAGCATGATAAACTATGCTGCTGGTATAACTACTGACTGGTCTGGGCGCCACCAGCATGCTGGTATTGCTGTATAGATCAAATATGGTATAAATGGTATCATAGTTGTTCAGACAAATTCTGTCGCCTACTCTAAAAGTAGATACAAACGTTGTGCCTGTTCCTACCAAAATGCCAGTACTGCTGCTGGCTGTTACATAACCCGGTGTTGGTACTGTAAACTGTATGCTGTTTGAACTGTGAAAATAAATTGATTGACTAAGTCCAAGTGAATTGTTTAGGGCTATGTCCTTGTAATTTCGCTGAGTTTCATTATCAAAATAGGGAACAAATGAAGCCGTGGAGCTCACGGTTATGTTGATGATGTTATCTTCTTCGCCTGCAAGATTACCTCGACTATTTTTACCATAGGTTATGAGCATGATCATGCTGCCAACGCTGGTGTTTGTAATGTTGGCTTCGGGAATTTTGTAGGTTAACAATCCACTGGTTATATTCACCAGCACAGTTTGACCAGAGGTAACGCTGTTGGAGTTTACGTATCTGGTTACAGTCAGTCCGGAGTTAGTATCATATGGCCAGGCTATGAGTTGTTCGGTTAAATCTATGGTTTGTCCAAACTTGTCCCAGCTGGGACCTTCAAATCTGGTTCGTTCGCGTAGATTATTGCCAGTAAAAGTATCAGTCAATGTTTGTAGTGCAAATGTTATGTGTTCACCTGGATAGTCATAGAGTGTACTATAGCTAATATTACCTATGCCAGCATAGGTCTGCGTTGAAAATCCAGTGGTTGTAGCCACCTGTGTGGTACTAGTACCAGTTTGTAGATCCGCAGTGCGGTCAAAGGTAAATGTTGGCGCAACCAGAAAGTCCAGGCTTGTGGGGAATGAAACAGTTGTATCAATAACAACGCTGGTTCCAAAGTCAACATTGATGTTGTTTGGATTGGTACGAGCAGAAAATTCATTAAACATGGCTGTACCAGTTGGGTGCAGCTGTTTTAGTATGTGATCAGCCCAGCGTTCGCGATCCAAACCACTTTTGATGACATAGCTAAAGTCCTGATAGTATGTACTGTCCTGCAACACCTGATTGTAGCTAAGCTGACTGTTGCTGTTTCTGTATATGCCGTTCTGGGTAGTCATGGTACTCATGGAACTTACGGTGACTAAACTGGTGGTGGATTCGGCAAAGTTATACACGATGCCTCGTATACTTTCACCACTGGTAAATGTACCACGAACTGCACCAGTCTGAAACACCAGATCATATACACTGATGCCATTTTGACCTACTACTTTGATGACATCATTGACCACGGCATGGGCTGTACTGGTCAGACCCGTAACCCAGCTATGTTTTAGATCTTCAGGGTTACCAGTTGTACTGCGTACACGCAGACTGCGTTCAACATACCAAAGACCATCGCTGGTTTTGAACATAACTTCACGCGGATAGTTTATCTGTATGTCATCATTGAAAAATGCTTTAAAAAAGAATCTAAAACTTTTTTCGTTGCCTTTGTTTTTAAAACATTCTTTAAAATACTTTACCAGTATGCTTCGATCCACAGCACTAGAACTGGGTAAATTAGGCACATAGGTATTTAAAAATTGTATGGCTAGATTATCAGCAGTGGTATCTATGTCTCGATTGAGCTGTATGTTTTGTATGCTGTGCTGTACGCCAGTACTGCTGTTGTCCAGGTATTCAAAATACTTGGTCATGAAGATCACATACAGTGGATAATAATCACTGACGTAATCTGGGATCTGCTGATCCAGTATGTGGGTTAATTTACGATTTTGTTCCATTAATTATTTACCGCTAACACGCTGATGTTGATGCCATTTTCAACGTTGCATATGGTTTCAGCCAGGGCATCGTCCAGAGTTATGAATTCATTATAGCTGGGGAATACTGCACTGACACTGCCCTGTACGCCGGCATAGACATAAAGTTCATTCACAGTACCCAGGTATCCAGCAACGGTTAATACGCTGTTAGAATTGATTGTAATTGTCCCAGTAGCATAGTCTACTGTACCTAAATTATCATTCATGATTGCGCCGTTGTCCAGATTATAGGTTTTTAAAGTTCCTGTACCTTCGTAATTTGGTGGTGATTCGTTTGGCACATCGCGAATCTGAGCCGGCACTATGCTGCCGCTGTTGTTAAAATAAAAATAACTGCTGCGAATTTCAGCTGGATGTAATTTAGTTGGAAACTGAATGGTCTGAGCACCAGTAAATCGAACATTGGGAATCAACCCAAATCTTCGAAGTAATTTAAATTCAATGTTAACATTCAGTATAGCATTGTCTATGTCCATGATCTGTTCTTCAAGCTGACTGCGATAAAAGTTAGCATTAAATTGATTTAAATTGGTATTCATGAATGATACAACAGTATCATTGACCAGTGTCTGAATCTGAGCCGCAGTCTTGGCAGTCTGCGCGCTGCTGTATCTAACATTAATATCAAAATTCAAATAGGTCAGTGTTGGATCAACAAATTCGTGTACGGCTGTTATAATACTACGAGGTTTTAATACCTGATTGACAATGTATTCTTTTTCAGCGGTTGTTAATACATAACCAGTTTTAGGTTTCACACTGATGAATGTCTTGCCATACTGCGGAGGATTGTTTTCTTCGCCACCCCAGATGTTTACGCTTTGTATTCCAGGCAAATAATTGCTGATCAAAGTAGAATAATCTGTTTTAGTAACGGCTCGGCCCTGAGCCGTATAATTGTTGAGGCTGCGGAATCTGATGCTGTCTATGGTTTCTTTTTCTGATCCACTGGCAGGTTTGCTTACTGTTGTTATGGTGCGATCATTGGCACCTTCGCCGGCTATGCTGTTTAAACTCCAACTCAGTGCAACGTTTGTACTGACATTGGCTGCATCACCGTCGCTGATCAGATAACGAACTTTTACAATGTCGCCCTGATTAAGTTTTTGCCCTAGTACATCGTCGCCAAAATAAATTTCATACAATCCGCGTGTATTTTCCTGCACATAATAAACTGTACTGTCTGAATCAACTGCGGTTATGTCTGTAACCGGAGTATACAGAGTATCAAACTGGCCAACACCATTGCGTTGAATTAAAACCTGCATGGTCTGGGTGTCGACATTGGCATTGTTGATTTCGTAACGATCGTTTGGACTGCTGTTTGCACCCACGGTAAAATACTGTTCAATAATACGACCCTGATAGACTAAAACATCCGTAAAGGTATAGGTGCTGTTGATTGGTGTTGCACTATAACTACTGATGTTGTAAAAGGTATAGGCTGTGCCATCTATGATGGTGGTAAACTGTGTATAGGGTTCCAGAGTCAGGAAGTTTGGTGTGCTGGGAACATTTGAAACTGCCAGTGTTAGATTGGCTGTTGCACTGCGACGACTCTGTGGTGTATAGTTGATCTGCTTGGCCAGGCTTACCACACTGGATCTTTTTAAGGCTGTATCCAGGAACATTTCGTTGCTGACCATGTTGGCCAACACTGCGTTATAATGTGTATTATAGGCCAGGATATCCAGCAGCACACTTAGGTTACTGGCATCAAAATCATAGTCTGTAAACTGACTTTGATTTTTTAAATAGGTTTTTAAATTGTCTTTGATGGTATCAAAGTCAAGTTCGGTTACGCGGACGTTGTTGGCCATTATCGTACTCTGGTAAAGGTTGTTGTAAACTCAGATATATTCTGAGTATTTTTATTTTTATATACTATGCTAATATAGACTTCGTTGTTGTCTTTGTCACTGGGTGCTATTTCTACGCTCAGAACATCAACACGGGGTTCATACTTGGTTATGGTATTGTACAGCACTCGCTGAGCCACACTGAGAGTAAAATCGTCCAGCTGTTCAAACAATAAATTAGTCAATTGACAACCAAAGTCTGGTTCAAATGGTTTGTCATAGTTTTTGCTCATGATCAGATTGCGCAATGCACCACGTATGGCGTTGTCGTCGCTTTTACTAGCTACGTCGCGAGTTCGGACATTATAGGTAAATGCCGCGTCTAGATCTATGAATTGTCGGGTTGCTCTGGCCATGTTATTATTTATACCGTTTTATCCAAAAAATACTCTGGGACTGCCTTCTGCACTAACACTACCACAACTAACAGCATCGCCTATGCGAACCGCAGGCAACCCATTTACAAACACTGTGGGACTTCCTGTGGCTGCTGCACCATCATGGCAATCGCCATCACAACAGTGTACAACCCAATGATCGCCCAGTCTATGCACACCTAACCCATTGACAAAAACATCTTCACTGGCACTGTCATTGGGACGCGGTGGATAACAGCCATGTCCACTACAATAATCACCTAGTCTGGTCACAGCTGCCATGCTAGTCCTTGGGGTATCTGGTTTTTACAGCCAGACAATCTGCTATGTATTTGTTTATCTGTTCCTGATCATTTTTTACTATGCCGTCTAAGTATTCATATAAACTAGGATACGCAGCCGCTCTTAAATCAGCATAGGTAGGTACAACTGGTTCAGGTTCGGGTTCTGCGGCCGCAACAATGACATCTTTATACACCCATTGTTGATTTTCAAAGTATAGTTCCTTGCCTTCGATGTTTGCGGGTGGCGCATCCAGAGTAGCATGAGCAGGAATTAAAAAAATTCCAGGTTCTAACGGACTTTCGTCAGCCAGACTGGAACCTATGTATTTAAATGTGTCTTTGTCGTAATTATAAATTTGTGTCATGTTAGAATTTAATACAAGCTAATAAAGAAATATTTCTAGGACGAGTTTCTGCTGCAGTGTTTACTACACGACTGGCATCAAATGTAAAATCTATAGTGGACGCACCACCAGCATTGGAGTCACCAGAGCTTATCCCCACAGTACCTTGAATCGCTCCAGATGCAGTAAAATCTTGATTCAACCTGACACGAATCCGACCAAACGCACCCGTAATATTTTGCAAAGCATGTGCCTGGGCTGAGGCAAAACTGCGTCCACTATCTACACCTCGACCATCATCCCAGCTTCGAAGAAATTCGCCTCTGAGATCTGGAACATTAAATGTAGTGGATCCATCACCTGAGCCAAAGGTTATTCCTATGCTGGTGAATAAACTAGCATAGGTTGTTCTGGACAATGCAGCACCATTGGCTTTGACCCAGCCAGAGGGAGCAGTACTGGCAGAGAACATCATAACAGTACCAGCTGTTATAGGATTAAACACTGCCAATGACGAACTTACTGTACTAATCTGTGTAGAAAGACTGCTGATCTGTGCTGTTATGCTGCTAACAGAAGCAATCAATGTTGTAAATGACGATGATGCTCCACCACTTAGTAGATCAATAGAACCTGATATAGTATTAATCTGCGCAACAACACTGCTAAAATTTTCATCTAACAGAGCCAGTCTGGCTGTGTCTTGACGTGTTCTAAACTGATTGGGTATTACATAGGTCATGGTCCGGATATCCAGGTTATACTTGAATTTTCTATGTTATCATTAAGCCAGATAACTTGTTCTGCATCTATATTTATCCAACGAACTTGAGTGACTTTAGGCACAAAAACTCTGCGAGTTAAATCTGTATAGTATAATAAATTAGCCTTGCCCGTGTCCCAGTTGTTTAAAACTACTATGTTGTATATTTGTGTTTCACCACCAGCACTGGCTGTATAATAATAGGTTTTACTGATGGTGGGATCAGGACTCCATTTATAAATTTCTAATATGCTGCTAAATGTATCTGCTGCATTAACTTTGTCTTCTATGGCCAGCCAGCTGCTGGTGGTAACATTAGTTCGGTCTTTGCTTAGATATACTATGGTATTAGAAGTAAATACTTCACTGTAATAGTTGTATATGGTGTTGCTGGTAACCGTAACACTGGTATTGAACATATCAGTAGTTATGGTCACAGGAAAACTTGTACCAAAACTATTGGTGTAGCTAATACTATAGAAAAAATTTTCTAGTTCTAAATGAGTTCCTAAATTTGCATTACTAGGTATAAATGGCATGTTAGGCGCTGGTCATGTCGACCAAATAGTTAGCAACCACCTGCCCATTTACCACAGTTACAACTTTGTCCGTGGCATCAACGTCCCGATTACCTTCCTGTTTGTTTACAACCGTGATCCAAGGAGTTCCTGACCCCAGGGTAGTATATTCTAGTTTGATCTGATCATAGGCTACGTTGTCTCTGGCCCATTGAGCTATATTATAATATTCACCAGCATCTACACCCTTGAACTGAATATTAGCAGCCTGACCCAGATTAAATGGTGTTGCTGTATTAAGTTCTCGTTCTACTGCAGTTAAAACCCCAGGTCCTAATGATGCTGTTATACCTGTAAATAGTTTACCCAGAGGGCTGTCTGGATCCGAATTAATTAATTCACCAGCTACTGGTTTGAATGCATCACTTATGATCATGTTGGGATACTGTTCTTTGAGTGGATCCAGAACATTTACTGCCAGAGATTTTAGATTGGTTGCAATTTCGCCTATGCCCAGATTGCCCTGAGGACTCAGGAAGTTTTGCAGACCTACTTCCTGTACTCGACTACTTAGGTCACCAACATTGAAATATTTGCTCAGCTGCGCAACTGCAGGTATGTCAGTCCAGCTGGAAAATTCATTGACTACAGGTATGTTGCCCAGTAATTGTCTGGGCAGGCTCTTGTCAAAATTGGTAATATTGCCTGCTACAAATGAGTTGATTAGGTTGTTGCCCTGGTCTAGTAAATTACCAGGTAATAAATCACTGAGACTGCCACCAGTACCAAAAAGATTACCCAGTCCAGTTCCTGTGGCAGTCAGGCCTGAGGCTGAACCACCCAGTAATACTGCACCACCACCCAGACTATTTTCTGCTGAACTAGGCAGCTTGCTCAGCAGACCTAACAAACCACCAGAACTACTGCCACTGCCCAGAATACCACTCAGCCCCTTGCCTATGGCATTTTGTGGATTGGCAATGTTTGTGGGTAATGGATTTAGACCAGTTTGTGTAAAGGCATTGGTGGTTGAACCATAGATGTCGCTTAGGGCACCATTGCCCAAGCCTGTGTCTGCAGCTGATTGAGAATTGGCCGTGCCTGAATTTATGTTGACCGTGGCTGCATCCAGATCAAAGTCACCCTGTATTTCATGTTCTTCGTCGCCACTGACAGCATAGTTTAAATCTCCGCCTACGCGTGCATTTAAATAGTTGCCCGTGACTATGTTTAAATCCTGCTGAGCTTCAATGTTGATGTTTTTAGCCTTGATGTTAAAGGTTCCAGACACATTTAGGTCTGCATCATTTTTAATATTAATGGTTGTCTTGCCCAGCACTTCAACATCCAGTGCATTTTTAACCAATAAAGTTTTAGCACCATCCACGGTTATGTCGTGATTTCCCATGACATACATGCGATTGTTGCGATTGTATATCTCGTAGTTTTCGCCTTTGACTTTATAAGAAACTGAACCTTCACGGTCTATTTCAACATAGGTTCCGGTTCTGTGATAAATGTGTATGCGTTCAGCATTGGGAGTATCATCCAGTTCTATGATGTGACCGCTTTCAGTTTCGCTTACATGATTGTAGGGATACTTGGCATTGAAAGCACTCTGTGGTTCGTTCCAGTTACCACCACTGGCATTGTTGGCAGTTGGTATGTTTTCACTGCGATTACGATCTTTTTCAGCCAACAATGTAGTAGTCAATCCAGTATTATTTGTGGCTAGTTTGTTGGTATCGGCTCGGCCTGTATAATCACATGTTGGATACACACTGTTAGGATCACTGAATGCCGGTGGTTGGCCTAGTTTTACACTGTTTAATGAACCAGCCCAGTCTATTAGATTATTAAAAATATTTTTATTGCTTTTAACAGATGCAGCAACTACATTGTCAGCACTGGGTAATGTTGCATTGGAATTAATGGATCTGGCACCAACTTCCCACCAGGTTGAGGCCTGAGTGCCTACACCATCTGCAGTATTTTTACCCTGTTTTAAATCTCGAGCACCAGTCCAACCTGTGAGATGTGCTGCACCCAGGTAGCCTGCAACCTGATCTGCTGGCATTTCGGCTTCTATGACGCCCTTGCTGCGCAATATACTGTAATTACTAACAGTATTTTCATACATGGCTCGTTCTTGTGCATTGTTTTTATTCTGTTTAAAATCTTCTAGACTATATACACCACTTTTACCAGTCCAATTTGCAGCATTGTTCATTTCAGCATTGGTTAAACTGCGAGCCGGAACTGGTGTTTTTAAATAGCCTATGGTTTGCAGTGCTTCGGCACCCACCTGATATTTTCCAACATAACCAAAGCTGTTCACAGTACCATAATTTTGTGTGGTGCCAGTACTGGAACTTTCTTTAAACCCTATGGAATTCATATAGGACTGTATGTTATCCTGAGACAATGGCGGCAGGGTCAAACTAATAGCATTGCTGCTGGTTGAGGTTGCATCCACGGGTTGGGGATTGTTGGGCAGGGCAACACCATTGGGATTCAGCACAACTCTATTGTTGGTGTCTCGTTGTGAATTAGTAGCATTGGATTCGGCCAGTGCCTGGGCCACACAGGCATTGCTGGTATTGGGTATACCACCAAAAGTACCTAAAATCAAGGGCTGCTGACAATCTGCTCCATCTGCAAAGAATCCAACTACCCAGGTGCCTTCCAGTGGCCCCAGAGGAGCATGACCTTTACCAGATATGGCAGCACTTAGTATGGGCTGCATGGGCAGAGCCCAGGGCAAATCATTGGTGGGCAATACTGCTTTGTTATCGTTATGATAACCAGTTATGCGAACTCGTACGCGACCCAGTTTGAGTGGATCCATGCGATCTTCGACCACACCCACCCACCACCAAAATCCATCGCGGGCAAATAAATTATCTATGCTGCTGCTCATTGTGTTTGATTCCCATTAAAACTATCCTTGACTAATTCTAAAACCATCATGTGTCTGGCCAGGTCCACCTTGTGTCTGATAGCTGTTACCAAATAAGTACCTGTAAAAATTTTATCATAATTAGGTTTATTTTTATCAGTGGCATCCAGAGGAGCTGATATAGGATAAACAAATCTTACCATGCTGCCAACTTCCATGTCTGTGCGACCTGGAACTGTAATTTCAATTTTAAAGTTGTTTAATTCATTCAAAGTGCTGGTTCGGCGTGGAACAATGTCAGGTGCTCGATCAGCTACATTGTCGCGGAATCCTGTGTATAAATCAAAATGCTGCAAAGCAATTTGTTGATGACCAGCTGGTGCTTTCAGAACATCATCGCGAAATGGTGCCACTGGTGTTGATTCCATGTGTTCATATCCAGACCAATTGACTACGTGATCATAGTCATAAATTTCGTATTTTTTAGATATCACATCCAGTGTGAACAGACGGTTGGCCAGATATCCATTTAGACTATTTTTAAGTAGGTTAATGTTTTCTATGATTTTAAAATCACTGACAGTCTTGTACTGACGATCAACCTCACTGGTAAAAAAGGATTCATCATTTATGGTATGTCCTAGAGGAGCATAGACATAGGTCTGGGCCACTTTTTGAATGTCATGATAGGTTTTATAAATCTGTTCGGCATTGATAAAATAAAAATTTTTATTACTTTCAAAAAATAAATATCCAGGATTGTTAAATCCATCGCCTATGGCCTTGCTGGCCAACCAGTTTAGGCATTTAAGTGGACGCCAACCTGGACTGGTAAATTTAACCTGATTGGTAGTCTGTCCCAGTATGACTAATTTAGTATATTCAGAGTCGCCATTTCGACTGACTGCAACATATTCTTCAAATATTTTTTTAACTACAGCATCTACCTTACCACTAAAAGTTTTGTAAATAGGACTCAGAGCATCTATCATGATTTCTGGACTGACAAAATGCATGATATAACTTTGTTTGGCTGTATCATTGGTGAGTATTTTGTCAGTAATGCTGTATACCTTGAAGGTTTTATAAATGACAGTATTTTCCATGCTGGGTGTATAAAATTTAATGCGTACATATTCATCACCAATGATGCCATGCTGTTGTGCCAGATTGGCATTGTCAATGATTAATATGTTGCCGGCCAGACCGGTTCTAAACATGTCTTCGTAGAGGTTTAACTCACTAACAAACAGTCTAATGTCAATTTCTTCACCAGAGTTTGTAATCAAGGTAACTTCGTCTAGCTGTACATCACCGGCTGCATTAACGCCAGTGGTTAAATCAGTCTGAAGCATTGTTTAATATTCCTATGAAGCTTTCAATAAAACGAGGTACATACTGTGGTTTAACAACTTTAATGGTTCTGCGAGCTTCGTTGATGGCTTCTTCGTACTCGGTGTTGGTGATACGAGTAACTGTTGAACTATAACTATAATTATCTATCATAACCTGACCAACCACAGGTGTAACTATGGGTAATCCTGCTATTGTTAGACTGGTATTAGAATTTACTGCTAATACTGAATAACTACTTGTAGTAGTTCCAAATCTAACACCAAAAGATGTACTTAGTACTTCAGTAGTAAATAATGTGTTAGTACCAATAACAGCAATGCTGGTAAAACTAGTACCAGCAGCTATGTTCACAGTACCAGTAAATACCTTGTAGTATACAGTATCGCCAGAACTATTTTCGTAATGATGCGCAGCATTAACTTTGTCTGCGCCATATTTGTCCTTGATATATGCAGTTAATGCTGTTTTGGTCTGTACCCATTCAAATCTGGGATCCAGAGTTTCATTGGTAATTAATATGACCCAATGCAGATTAGAATCGCCATAGAGTTTATGAGCCACAATTTCTGGAGTTTCACCATCGGTCAGCTCATATTCATAATAGGCACTGCTGCCCAATATGCTGTTGACATCGGCTTTGACTCTGCGAAAAAAGTCAGTCATGGCAAAACTACTGACTCCCTGGTCCAGACTGTATTCAATCACAGGAAAATTTTCAAAATATTTACTCATGGTTAGAATCCTTCTTGGTCTATGCGTTCTTTAGTCAGGCGTTCTAGTTCTCTGAATTCAAGACTTAGATTAATTTCTGTTGGCATACCATCAGCAAAGGTATTCCAGGCCTGACCACCATAGTCTACACTCATGCGTTCCAGCACACAGGTGCTGATTCTGTGCAGATTTTTATTTTCTCGACCATTGAAATAATAGGCTATATCAAAGGTGCTGGGATACACATAGAATAACTGACCTGCACTTACTTCAGGATGCATGTGTAGTTTAAATCTCTTGACGATGTTTTTTATAGCCTCGGCTTCGTTTGGGCTACGCGGAAACAATTTATAATCAAAACGGAATGTACGATTTTCTACGTTGCGGAAAATTTGTTCTCTGAAAGGATTTGGTGCTAGTCCAGATCCAAACTGTAGTGCATCTGCCAGTGCAAAATCTGCACCCAGTACATTGGCTATGCCCTGAGGTAACTTGGCTGCAGTAAGAGCTAAAATTCTGGTTAAATCATTGCGGCGTTCGCCCTGTAATTGATCACTAAAACTACCTGTGCTCAGGGCACCTATGAATGTTCCCAGATCCTTACCATCATAATCAACACCATATTTAACACTGGGTTTTTCATTCACGGCCAGCATTATGGCATCACTGATGCGAAATGAACGATTAGGTGTAAACAAACCCAGGCTGGTATTTAACCAATCACCTACGTTGTAGCCTGCAACACCACCAACAGCGCCACCTGTTAGTTGTGAACCTATCTGTATGACCTTGCCAGTTAAACTACTTTGCCCTAGATTTTTTGTTACAATACCGGCACCAGCAACACCAACAGCGGCACCCAGGCCAGCACCAAAGATCTTAACGGCTGAACCAGCAACATCTCTGCCACTTAAACTAGTGCCTACAGATTTAACTGCTACTTTATTTCCAGTGCCCTTGAATTTGCTTTTTTCTCGTACATTGATAAAAAACACCATGTAGTGAGGTAGGTCCGGAGCCGAGGCTGTTTTTTCAGGATAGCGATGCAGACTTACGTTATAACGTAAACCGCCAGCTGAACCTGTATCTGGGCCAAAATATTCAGGCTGCAGATCGCGTGGTGATTTCTGATCAACTGTTCCTGTAGGTGTGCCTTTGAAATAGGACGTAGATCCAGGAACATTGGCTGTTGTTAATCCTGGTGTAGTACCGAATTTAACAGCATCCTGAGGTGATACCATGCCACCATTAAAAAATGGATTGTTAGAGGGGGTGTCTGTTAAAGCCATGTGCTGGTCCTATAAATAAGTAATACTATTAAGAATTATTTATCATGTATTCTAATAATGTTTATAAAGGTCGTTACCGTGTTATTAATTATAAAAAATACACTGGTAATCCTAACAATGTAATTTATCGCAGTTTCTGGGAATTTAAATTCATGAAATACTGTGATAACAATCCCAATGTGTTAGAATGGGGCAGCGAGGAAATCGTCATACCTTATTTATCACCGGTGGATGGTAAAGCACACAGATACTTTGTAGATTTTTATATGAAAGTACAGGACAGTGCAGGTAAAGTATCTAGGTATCTTATAGAAATTAAACCAGCTAAATTTACACGACCACCCGAAATACCCAAACGACGCACCCGACAGTTCGTGCAGGAAGTATTTCAGTATGGAGTTAATCAGGCCAAATGGAAGAGTGCACGAGAGTTTTGTGAGAATCGTGGCTGGAAATTTGAGATAATCACCGAAAAAGAACTAGGACTGGATAAATAAACATGGCCACACCGTTCGAAGCACTCAGAGTTGATGCTGCCAGTACTCGTCGCAGTCAGCAATGGTATCAACAGCAGATAAAAAATCTCAAGGACGTGCAATCACGAACCAGTGCAGCCATTAGACAGGGCGATCAGAACATTGTTCCGGGTAATTTGTATCTGTTCAGATATGATCCCAAACACAAGGATACATTGCCTTATTATGATACCATGCCACTGGTGTTGCCCTTTGCCTGGGCTCAGGGTGGATTTTTAGGTATCAATCTGCATTATTTGCCCTATGGGCTAAGATTTAAGCTCATGGGAGCTTTGCTGGAACTGGTAACAGATATTTCAGATCCCAAGAGCAGAGCCAGAGTAAGCTGGGCCATATTAAACAATACGGCTCGTTTCCCTGGAGTTGCACCCTGTGTTAAACATTATTTGGGTGCGCAGATTCGCAGTAAATTTTTAAACATACCCAACGATCAATGGGTGGCAGCAAGCATGATGCCACTGGAGCAGTTCAAGGGTGCTACAAAAGAGCGCGTGTTTACAGACAGTAGGAGAATGGCCTAATGGCTAGATTACCAGTAACACAAGTAACTGTTAAAACCACTAAAGTAAGTGGTGCAGCTAATTTTACTTTAAAAAACTTTTTAGCTGAAGTTCGTCGAGCTGGGCTGGCCAGACCAAACCGCTTTGAAATTCTTGTACAGCCACCTGGTGTGTTGTCTGGTACTGAAAGTCAGTTGGTTAGCCTCATGGCTGACGCTACATTGTTGCCTGGTAAACGAGTGTTAACTAGTCGTCAGCAACTATTTGGACCACCTGAATTTTTTCCTGTGGGGGTGGATTATGGTGGTGACTCTTTAAACATACAATTCATAGTAGATCGTGAACTACGAACAAAATTATTTTTTGATTCCTGGATGGAACAAGTAATATCACCTACACAGAGTAATAATCGTACCTGGCACGCTACCAGATACAGATCTGACTACATAGGTCGTATTGTGATTAATCAGTTAGACGAAAGTGATTCTGTAATGTACAGTGTTACTGTGTATGATGTGTTTCCTGTGGCTATCAACCCCATGCAAATGGACAATAATATCACAGGAGCCGTACACAAGCTCAACGTATCATTTAACTATAGATACTGGGATACCAATCAGATAGCACCCAATACACGAGCCAATAGTTCTATCTGGAATGATATATTTGGCATATTTGGATCTAAATCAATTAACAATCCTGGGTTGCCTACATTGCCTGTTGTAGATACCAATACCAATCAGAGTCAATTTATTTTAACGCCGCAGCAGCAGGCTCAGAATGTATTACAACCAGGATCTAATCCAGGCACGGGTTCACAGGGTGGTGAGTTCTTTTTAATTAAATAGCAGGAGTAAATTATGTCTTTGCCTCGCATTGATGTGCCGTCATATACCTGTATGCTACCCAGCACGGGTCAGCAATTACAGTTTAGACCATTTTTGGTCAAAGAACAAAAGCAGTTACTCATTGCCATGGGCGGTGATGAACTAGAAAGATTTAACACAGTTAAAGCAGTTGTATCAGTATGTTTTGAAAATAATAAACTGGATGTTGATGCTCTGAGCTCAGCTGATTTAGAATTTTTGTTTTTACAGCTTAGAATACGCAGCGTTGGTGAATCCGTGGATTTAATTTTAACCTGTGCTGAATGTGGTAACAAACAGGATTCAGTACTGGATTTATTAAATGTGGTTGTTACAACGCCAGCTGGTCATGTTAGAGACATTGAACTGGAACCAGGTCTGAGCATTAGTCTCAGAGACCCAGACATGGCACAGGTTGCTGCAATCAAACAGGCCACCACTGTAGATGAAATCATAGCTGTTATAGCTGGTTGCATAACAGGTATCTGGAAAGATGATGAATTTTTTGCTGCACAGGACTATAGTCACACACAACTGGTGGAATTCATAGAAAATCTAAGTCCTCAGCATCTGGAACATTTTAATGAATTTTTTAAAACATTACCTACACTGACTCATACATTAAATTACAAATGTAAAGAGTGTGGTGCAGATAATGCCGCAGTCCTGGAGGGACTGCAGAGTTTTTTCGTCTGATTCTTTCACACGAGACACTCATGAACTATTATCAGACCAATTTTAGTCTCATGCAGTTTCATCAATATAGTCTAACCGAACTAGACAATATGTTGCCGTGGGAAAGAGAAATTTATGTGATGATGTTGGTCAATTATTTAAAAGAAGAAAATTTAAAACTTCAACAACAGAAAGCACAGGGAAATTAACATGGCAAAAGAATACATGGCTGAACACATCAAGCAGGACAAAGAAGACTGGATGACTAAAAAATGGCGTCCCATGATGGCAATAACCTACATGGCCATCAATATTTTTGATTTTATTCTAGGACCAATATTGTTTAATCTATTACAATTTTGGAATCCAGGCCAGGCCATAGGTATGTGGCAACCGCTTACTCTGCAGGGTGGTGGTTTGATTCACATCAGCTTTGGTGCTATTCTGGGTGTAGCTGCCTGGACACGAGGTCAGGAAAAAGTAGAAGCAATTAAAAATCCTCCACCAGCACCAGCAGCTGAACCAGAGCCAGCACCCAACAGTAGATATGCTGAATAATGACACAGGATCCTAATCAAAAGAATTTTGAGGACCTAACCAGTACTCGTATCAAGTCCAATAAAGTTGGGCTTGGTACAGTACATAAAGATCTACAGGACATACGACAAGAACTACGTGGTGATGCTTCTCTAAGTTCCAGTCCAGTAAATCCTTTGATTAGTCTTGTTCCAACCAAGAAGGAACAGAATAAAGACACTGGTGCACCCAGTCTGTTGGATCAACTCAAGATCAGTGCCATCATGGGTATCAAACAGGCCCTGGGAGTTGATACTGATCAGGATGCTGTTCCCACTACAACACCAGCAACCGGCAATCAACGCATCTATGATGAATTCATACAGCAGGTAAAACAGCAGCAGGATTTATTATTAGATGCCACCAAAGAACAGACTGACATATTTAAACAACTGGAAGCTTCGGTAGAAAAATTAAAAACAGCCAATCATGAAGACAGCAGCAAATTATTAGCCAGCATAGATAAGTTGGCCAAACAGCTCCAGAGTACGCCAGATACCAAGGCCAAAAGTAACATTGAAAAAATGATGCCTTTGCAACAGGCTCGAGCTCAGGCTACTGCGGCACGTACCAGTTCCATAATTGCTAACCCTGCCCCAGCTCCTCGCAGTGCAGCCATACCGGCTTTGTTACAATCAACACCAGCTGCTGCCTTATACGAAGATGCTGGATTGATCAGCAGTGAGAGCGAAGGTGATAAAGTACAGACTGGTGAACGAGAAGCCGACATGGCCTCCATATTGGGATTTCTGGGTAACATGATGTCTGGTGGCGGTGGCGGTGGCGGTGGTGTTGTTCCCATAATACCCAGGTCAGGTCCGCGCAAAACACCACCAGCATTACCAAAAACAAAACCAACTACCAGACCTACTCCGCCACGCATTCCTGGTAATAAAGTTAAAACTCCTTCAGTCATGGACCGCGTCAAGAGTCCTGGTGCACGTTCAGTATTAAGCAAGGTTCCTTTTTTAGGTCCCTTGGTTACTGGCGGCTTCATGGGCGCTGATGAATATGAAAAATCCGGTAATCTAGGCAAAGCCTTGGCAGTTGGTACGGGGTCTGCAGTAACTGGCGAAATTGGTGCATTGTTTGGTGCAGGCGCTGGATCATTGTTGGGCCCAGTAGGCACCTTTGGAGGTAGCATAGCAGGAGGTATAGCCGGAGCAACTGTAGGGGCAAATTCGGCCGGCAAGTTATATGATAAATTTACAGGCACACAACCAGATACCGTAAAACCCAATACTCAGGTTTTACAACAGACTCTGGAAAATAAACAATTGGCTACTGAAGTTCAACAACAACCAGCTGCACCAGTGATCATCAACAATCAACAGACCGCGAGTAGCAATACACCACCAGCCTATATAGCACCTAGTTTAGAAACTCGTCCCAAGGAAAGTGCTCTGGATCGCTACATCAATCGCCAGACAGTATACTAAACAAAAAAAGAGGAGCGTTCAGCTCCTCTGTGATTCTATTACAACTAGTTACCTATTATCCAGCGATGAAACGATATTCATTCATGGCAGATACTGAGGCTTTACGGCATACATCTTCCTTTTGTTTTACAGCCGCTCCTACTAGATCATCACCTTTGGTGTGAACTTTAACCAGAGCATCAACCACTTGTGATTGTGCTTTACAAGCTAGATCGTAATCGCCTTTTTGCACTGCTGTGACACTTAGGTCAGACAAGCGTGTAGCACGTTCGAGTTCTGCTTGTTTAAAATTAGATGTTAGATATGTTGCTGATGCTGTTGCGATTGAAACGGCTGCAACAGCCAGAGATATTAATACTACTGATTTCTTCATTTGTTTTTCCTTGTGGGTAAATTTATCATTGTAAACTTTTGGTCTACCATGGTATTTATAGTATAATAAAAAAAGAGGAGCTGTTTAGGCTCCTCTCAAAATCTCCTTCTTTAAGGGAGTTTTTAGTCTTCTGCTGCCAAATTAGCAAAGTAGCTGATTGAATCATCATCGGCTGCACCTAGATCTGGATCTGCCATTGCTGGAGATGAGATCGCTGCTGCTTTAGCTACTACTGGAGTACCTAAATCAACATGTTCGGCCTGAGCTACAGCTCGACCTGCACCACTTAATACGCTGGTTAATTTGTTCTTCAACTCGTCATATGATTTAAAATGACGGGCATCTAAAAAGTCAACCAGGCTCTGTTGCTGAGTCCAAATGGCTTCAATTTTTGTGTCGTCATCCGCTAAAGGACTAGAAGCTTCAAATTCTGATTTGTCATAGTTGCGGTATCCCTCAACGTTGCGAATCTTTAATTTAAAGTTAGCTCCCTTCCAAAAATCAAACGGATTAACTGGCTCTTCACCTGGAAATTCAGGTTGCATGCTATCCTTGATCTTATCAAAGATCTTTTTACCAAATTTGAATAATTTTACCTTACCCTCGTTGGCTGGATTGCTTGGGTCCTGGATCACCAGAATATTAACAATGTAGCTAAGGCGGCGTTTTTGTTCACGAGCAATGTTCTTATTGGCTTCAGTACCACTGTCCCAGAGCTCTGAATTCATCTCTGATACTGGGTCTGGCTTACCGATAGTGGTTAATGAATTCTCAATGTACCATTTACCTGTTGGGCCTTTGAAACCATGAGTCCAAACTCGTACCCAAGGCATTTCTTCGCCTTTAGGTGCGGCTAGGAATCGGATTACTGCGTAACCATTACCTGCTTTATCTACGGTGGGCTGCCAGAAACGATCATCATCACGACTGTCCTGTCCTTGAGGATTGGCAATCTTTTCGACCTCTTTCATAAGGTTTTCAAAATTACCGCGACTGTTTCTTAGATCTGATAAACTTGTTATAGACATTATATCTCCTAGTGTATGCGTTGTATGAATTGTATGTTGTTTTGTGTTACCATAATATAATATTGCTCATCATGTACATTATATAATAATTGTATTTATTCGTCAATAGGTTTAGGTGGTGGACGTCGTTGTTTTACAGAATCTACTTTGATAAATGGCCAGGTAGAAACTCGTTCAGCCAGCTGCTGCTGATTGGTGGCTATTTTTATGATCATTTGCTGCATGTCTCGCATTAGCTGACGCTGATGCTGTATTTCAGCACTTAGATCCAGAACAGCATCTTCAAGCTGGGTTATGCGTTCTTTTACTATGCCATCTTCAAGTTCTGATGCAGCCATGATATATCTCAGTAAATTTGTCTAGATTAATTTTTAAAAAAGGTCTGTATTTGCGTATAAGTCGTTTGATGCCAGGCCATACCGGATCAGAGTCTGGTATGTTAAACTGATCTGCAAATCCTGTTATGCGATCCAGGATGACCAGAGTTTCTGGTCCAATGCTATTGCGCATAAATGCTTTTAGTATAAAAGGATGAGTGCCAGAATCATGTTTAAAAATATCAGTAACTCCATCTTCAGTTGCCTCAGTATATAATTTAATTAATTCTTGCTCAAACACATAGCCCAGACTCTGATTACGTCTTTGCCAGGTCATGTATTCCTTGGCTGCTTGAACATCGAAAACACCACCCCAGTGATTGCCCCGTATGAAGTTAGCCACCATGAAGTTACAGACTGCATCTTCGGTATCATAGATCTTTATGAGTCTGCGAAATGCAAACTCTTTACCCAGCCCATCAAAGCTCTTGCGACTGGCTCGGATACGCCCTCGCATTTTAACTACATCATATTCATCAGTCTGGAAGTGAGCTTTGAGGGCCAGATACATTTTATAGGCCTGGAACTCTGTCACTATATGGGTAATCTTCCTGTGGGTTTCATCAAACGAGCGTCTTGCGCCTCAATGCGAATTCGCTCTTTTAGTACTTTGTTTATGAGTGGAGCAACAGCTTCGATGTCTATGTCTCGACTCTGACAATAATCAATGATTATGTCCATGCGTGGTATGCCAGTTAACTGATATTGTTTTTCAATCCAGATGCTAAAATCATTGCTGCTGGTAAACTGTCGAGTGATCATGAATTCATTGGTCAGAGTAACTTCACCTTCGTCACTGACTAGTTTATGATCCTTGATTTCGCCATCTGGCCCCGTAAGTTTAATACCCAGGACGTCCTGGCCGGCCGCAATACGATCTTTTATGCCTGACATTAAGCCACCTGCACTGGTGTAATTTCAGTCTGAGCAGTTGGCTGAGCAGGTTGATGATCCGCCATTTGTTGTGTATAGGTAGCAATGGCTGCTAGATCACAAACATATTCATAAGTACCAACGTGAACAGTACGAGTCCATGGTGCTAGGAATACCTGACCACCAATTTGTCTCCAACGCTTACAGAAAGTAAAATCTTCACTGGTATAAGCCTTGCTCACAGGATCGATGCTTACATCAAAATAAGCATGTGCTTTGCGATGTGGATCTGTTACTCGTGTCATGGTTTTAGGATCCATGGTTTCTGATCCACCAGAAACAATTTCAATTTCAGGTAATTCTGCTGCCATCTTTGTAAATACTTCACGACGAATCAACATCATGCCAGTGGCAATACTTTCTACTTCGACTGGTTCATCTAATTTAAAGCTGATCTGATCACCCATGGGTCTAAAAGTACTTTCAGCTATGACAGCGTTAATGGCATGAGGTGGTATGTTTGGTACTCCCTGACATACGCGTTTAACTACATCCCAGTTAATTTTCTTTTTAGCATACTGTCCGCCTATGAGGTCCTTGTCGGCCTGAATCATGCGAATTACATCGTCTGGATCAAAGCCCAGATCGGCATCTAAAAACAACATGTGTGTTGCATCGCTTTTTAAGAAGCCTTCGACCAGGATATTACGAGCCTTGGTAATCAAACTCTCATTGGCTGCAATCTCAAACATGCTGTGAATACCATGTTGGCCTAGCTTGGTCAATAAATTAATTAGGCTGATCA